CCTGTCATATCGTTGAAAGAGACAGGGGAACTCAATCTATGCCCATATGGTAATAAAATCATAGTAGGGGATGGAGGAATAGAATATGCAAATGGAGCTCCCTTCAATGCATTAGCTGTATATGATGTTGATGGTAATAGACTATTATGATAACATGTGGCCCAGCAACTGTAACAGATAATCTTGTTACCCTACTAGATTGGGCAAATAAGAGATGTTACCAGCAAGGAAATACTACCTTTACTAATTTAGTTGGTACCAACACTGGCTATCTTAAGAATGGTGCTACATACTCTAACCTCTATCCATCCGATCATATTGTTATGGATAATTTTTTTAATCCTGGACTACAGACAATCAATGATAGGATTGATATTAATACAAGAGGGGATGGGATTGATCGGTTTGACAAAACGGACAGCTTCTCTTTTTGTATTTGGATATACACAACTTCAAGTACTCTTTCTAGAATTGTTTCATCCGGAAACTCTGGTACTGCATTGGATAGTGATGGAGTGGCAATTCCCTTTGTATTCTTGGATAGAAACTCCTTTGGATGGTGGAATGAATATGGATCAGGTGATAACAGTCTCACCGTGTATTATCCGGATCTAGTATCCCTAGGTGAGTGGACCCACGTTGGGGTAACATACAAATATAATGAAGGGAACTCCAACGTAGTACGACTGTATAAGAATGGAATTCTAGTTGCTACTAATCAGATAAGTACTTCATCCCATTCAGCTGCATCTGTGAAAACCCTAGATAGCTTCCAGTGGACTTTAGGTGGTGGACACTATGCATCTAACTATAATGCTAGTCTTGGATGTAAGATTGGTATGTTTTGGATGTATAATAAGATGCTGACTAATGAAGAAGTTTATAGAGTATATAAGGGCCATGAAAGACGTTTTAAACCTAATATCGTACAGTAAGGAATAACTAATGGCTATCCCAACCACAAGACAAGAATTCAAACAATATTGCCTACGTAAATTAGGGGCTCCAGTTATTGAAATTAATGTGGATGATGATCAGGTAGAAGATCGTATTGATGAGTCGCTCAAATACTATTGGGACTATCACTTTGATGGTACAGAGCATATTTACTACAAACATCAGGTTACAGAACAAAATAAGACTGATGGATTTATTACACTTCCTGACAACATTATTGGTGCAGTAAGAATATTTCCAATTGGGGATCCATCTATAAGAAACGATGAACTTTTTAATATTCAGTATCAGATTGCCTTGAATGATCTGTATACACTTACATCTGTATCAATGATACCCTATTTTACCACAAGAATGCACCTCTCTTTGATCCAAGAGATGTTGGTTGGTCAGCAACCTATCAGATATAACCGACATACTAATAAACTCTACGTAGATATGGATTGGGACAAATACAAAGTAGGGGAATATCTCTTAGTAGAGGCCTACAAGGTTATAGATCCCGATACGTATACGGACGCGTGGGGCGATAGATGGCTTCAAGAATATGCAGCTGCTAAAATCAAATATCAGTGGGGTACCAACCTTACTAAATTTACCGGACTGCAGCTTCCTGGTGGTGTACAATTTAACGGTGAAAAGATACTTGATGATGCTAAAGCAGAACTGGATAAATTAGAGCAGGAAATGATATCATCCTATTCCTTGCCAGTAATGGATATGATAGGTTAAATGTCTACCAATCTATTTTTTAATAATTTTAAAAACAGTCAGGAGCAAACCCTGATTGAGGATCTGATTGTTGAGTCCATCAAAATCTATGGTATGGATTTAATCTATGTTCCTAGAACACTTCAAGCCTATGATGCTGTGTATGGAGAGGATCCCATACCCCTATATGAATCTCCATATGAGATTGAGATGTATATTAAGAATGTAGAAGGGTTTGAAGGAGAGGGAGATTTCTTATCAAAATTTAATCTTCAAATTAGAGATCAAATAACCTTTACTGTAGCAAGACGATCATTTGAAATTGCTATTACCGATAATAATAATGAGGTAACACGTCCAAGAGAAGGGGATTTAATATATTTTCCCCTCAATGGAAAGGTGTTTGAGATTAAGTTTGTTGAGCACGAAGCTATTTTTTATCAACTAGGTTCTTTACAAACATATGATATACAATGTGAGCTGCTAGAATACAGTAACCAGATCCTTAATACAGGTATAGCAGACATTGATAATATAGAAAGAAATTTCTCTCTCTCAATGAACAACTACGCTTTAATTACAGAAGATTTGTATTTGTTGGTAGATGAAGATGGCTATACTATAACCCAGGAGGCATATAGTACAGAAACGGCAGCGGGAGATGACTTTTCTGACAACGAGGAGATACAAACAGAGAGTGATGAGTTTGTTGACTTCACAGAACTAGATCCTTTTAGTGAGGGGCGATATTAATGTTCGGTCACGTTTTCTATCACAACACAATTCGTAAGTATGTTATTCTTTTTGGGACCCTATTTAATGATATCTATATTAACAGGTCAATTCCAAACAGCGATGAAATTGTAACTACTAAAATTCCAATATCCTATGGTCCAAAGGAAAAGACGCTCTCACGAGTCTTAGGTGATCCTGAGCTCAATAGAGATGTTGCTATTAGCCTTCCAAGAATGTCGTTTGAGTTGCTATCTCTCAACTATGCTCCTACACGTAAACTAGTCACTACCAATCGCAATGTGAATATTGATGTGGATAGTAATAAACTTTTATATCAGTATAATCCCGTACCATACGATTTAATTTTTGAGCTTGACATTATGGTAAAGAATGCGGACGATGGTACGAGAATTATAGAACAGATTCTTCCATTCTTCACTCCAGAATGGAATACCACTATCAATTTAATTCCGGAAATGGATTTGTTATTTGATATACCAGTAATTTTAAACTCTGTTGATAGTACGGATACATATGAGGGTGATTATCAAACTAGAAGAGCCTTAATATGGACATTGACCTTTACTTTGAAGGGATACATATTTGGTCCTATCAAGCGTCAAGAGGTAATTAAAGAGGCCATTACCAATGCCCTAGCAGCATCTGGTGACTTGGATTTTGAAACGTTTATTTTTGGAGATACGGTTAATAGTACGGAAATTAGTACTGAAGTTGAGGGTGCTGAACCATCAGCATTGGTTAGTATACAACCAGGATTAACATCCAATGGCACCCCTACATCCAACTCAACTCTCAGCATAGATCCCGATCTAATACCGGCAAATAGTGAATATGGATACATCATCACAAAGCAACAATGATCCAATTGCGGACATACTAGATATTACACCCATTTCACATCACCGAGCTGCTGATGTAGTTATTCTAGATGAGGTTGCTAATAATGTTAGCACTGACTATGAGTATGCACGAGGGAATATCATTAATATTTTGGAAAAGGGTAATGAGGCTCTTTCCGATATGATTCAATTTGCTCAACAATCTCAACATCCTCGAGGTTATGAAGTTGTTGCAACATTAATCAAGACCCTCTCTGAAACTAATAAAGATCTGCTGGAACTTATCAAAAAGAAAAAAGACCTAGAAACAACACAAGAAGGTCCCACAAATGTTCAGAACAATTTGTTTGTTGGATCTACAAATGAGTTGTTAAAGTTGTTGAAGAATAATGGCAAGCAATAATAAAGAATATTATCTTGGCAATGCAAACCTAAAGAAAACAAGAGTTCGGATTGAATATACTCCCGAACAAATTTTGGAATTTCAAAGGTGTGCTGAAGATCCAATCTATTTTATTAAAAAATATGTCAAGATTGTTAACGTAGATCTTGGTGTAATTAATTTTGATCTCTGGGCATTCCAAGAGCAGCTAGTTAAAAAAGCCATTCAAGAGAGATTCGTAATATGTAAGATGCCTCGACAGGTTGGTAAAACTACCACTGTTGCGGCACTTATACTACACAACGTCTTATTTGCAGAGAACTTCTCTGTAGCTATTCTAGCCAATAAAGAAAAGCAAGCAAGAGAAATCCTTTCCAGAATTCAAATGGCATATGAAAACTTGCCAAAATGGTTACAGCAAGGAATTGTGGAATGGAATAAAGGGAATATAGAACTAGAAAATGGATCTAAAATTCTAGCTTCAGCAACATCCGCAAGTGCTATTCGAGGTACGTCTCAAAATTTAATCTACTTGGATGAGTTTGCATTTGTTCCATCAAACATGCAAGAGGAATTCTTTGCATCCGTTTACCCCACCATATCTTCTGGTAAAACAACAAAAGTTCTAATTACATCCACACCCAATGGCTTAAATATGTTTTATAAGCTATGGGTAGATAGTGAGCAAGGGAACAATAGCTATACAAGAGTGGATGTGCATTGGAGTGATGTTCCGGGTAGAGATGAGGAATGGAAGAAGGAAACTATCCGAAATACCTCTGAAGAACAATTCAGACAAGAGTATGAATGTGAGTTCTTAGGATCATCCAACACTTTACTATCACCTAGTACTTTGAAGAGACTAGTGTTTAGACACCCCGTCAAGATGTCTCCTGAAGGATTAAAGGTGTATTATGAACCTCTACAGGAGGGACTATACTGCATAGTAGTGGACACGTCAAGAGGTAAGGGTCTCGATTATTCTGCTTTTGTGGTATTTGATTGTACAGAGTTTCCCTATAAGGCAGTGGCAACATTTAAGAACAATGAAATATCACCTCTAATATACCCAACCATTATTGAGCAAACAGGTAGATATTATAACAATGCGTTCATTCTAATCGAAACAAATGATATAGGCCAACAAGTAGCAGATATAGTATATCAAGATTTGGAATATGAAAATGTTGTTTTCTGCGAAACAATTGGTAAAGGTGGTCAAGTTGTATCTAGCGGCTTCTCAAATTCTAAATATGTGGGTGTTCGAACAACTAAACAAGTAAAGCGTATTGGTTGTGGAAATATCAAGTCCTTAATTGAGGAGGACAAACTAATTATTTGTGATTATGATACTATTCAAGAATTTTCTAGGTTTAGTCTCAAGAGAACAAGTTATGAGGCAGAAGAGGGGAACGATGATCTGGTTATGTGTCACGTGTTGTTTGGGTGGCTTTCATCCCAACCCTTTTTTAAAGAATTAACAAATAACGACATAAGAAAAAAGTTGTTTTTTGAGAAACAAAAAATGATTGAGGAGCAAATGCTTCCATTTCCAATAGTAGAAGATGGTCATCAAGATCAGAGCGAGTTTGAGATTGTAGATTTAGAAAATCAAAGCTTCGATCAGTGGATGAGGAACTAAAATGAAAATTTTATAAATATGAATAACCGTCTCTACACAACTACTCTGAGGGGAGAATAAACATGCCATTCCAAGTTAGTCCTGGCGTAAATGTTTCTGAAATTGATCTGACCACAGTGGTCCCAGCTGTATCTTCAACGGAAGGTGCAATCGCTGGTGTTTTCCGTTGGGGTCCTGTTAATGAGCGCGTGCTTGTCGATTCCGAGCTCGCACTTGTTAATAGATTTGGTCGACCAACAACATTAAACGCTGAAACCTTTTTCACAGCAGCAAACTTTTTAGCATATGGCAATAAGCTGTATGTTGTTCGTGCTGCCAATACAACCTCTACCGATGTCTCCATTCTGGCTAGAAATGCTGTTGCTAACGTAGCAGCTATTACAAGTTTTGCCAATGGAGAGGTCAATGCACCAGCTCTGGTTATCAAGAATGAAGCACATTATGATGAAGTAGGTGCTTCTGCTGCTCTTGTGGATACAGATGTTCTGTATGCAGCTAGATATCCTGGATTGCTTGGCAACTCGCTTAAGATCTCAGTTTGCGATTCCACGGATGCATATTCGTCTGCTACAACCTTAACAGGTGGCGATGCCAACATTGAATCCTCTACAGCTAGAACATTTGTTTCTGGTGAAATTGGTAACAATACAGTTCGTGTTTATGTTGCTCCTTCATCTACTGGTACAGTAGGAGAAGCCAATACTCGCGCTACATCGTTGATATCGCTTCTGTCGGTCGGTGATTATATCGAGTTGGGTAACACAACAATTGGTAAACAGAAGATGAAAGTTGTTGCATTTGATGCGGATGCCACAACCGACACATCAAATGGTTCCAACACATTTGCTTTCTTTGATATTACAACAGATAGCCCATACAACTTGTCGCAAGAGATTGCAAATGATACGTTGACACGTTACTGGGAATATCATAATGTTGTTGATGCTGCTCCAGGTACTTCAATTTATCAAGCTGCTAATGGTAACTCTGCCATCAAAGATGAACTGCATGTGGTGGTTGCTGACGAAGATGGTCAGATCACTGGTGCTCCTGGAACAATTCTGGAGGTGTATGCTGCAGTATCTCGTGTGGTGGAATCCAAAACACCAGAGGGCGCATCCAACTACTTCAAGAATGTTATTAATCAGAATTCCAGATATGCTTGGTATCTGAATGATAGATCTGGTGCTGCATCTGGTACCATTGCTTCAATTGCTACATCTTCCAATGCTAAACCTCTGACACTTTCTTTCCAAGGGGGTCTAGATGGTAAAGATGAGAGTACAATTGCTCTAGCAGCTCTTCTTCCTGCATATGATCTTTACAGATCAGCCGAGGAAATAGACATTTCCCTGGTTCTGCAAGGTAAAGCCAGAGGATCTCAATTGGCTAACTATCTGATTGACAACTTAGCAGAAGTCAGAAAAGATTGTGTTGTATTCATCTCTCCAGAAAAGGAAGATGTAGTTTACAACGAAGGTAGCGAGTCTACAGATGTTGTGGCCTTCCGCAACGAGCTGAGAAGCACTTCCTACGCTGTTCTTGATTCTGGATACAAATATCAGTATGACAAATATAATGACCTCTACCGCTGGGTTCCATTAAATGGTGATACAGCAGGTCTCTGTGTTCGTACAGATGATGTTCGTGATCCATGGTTCTCTCCTGCTGGTTTTAACAGAGGTCAGATAAAGAATATTGTCAAACTAGCATACAATCCCCAGAAAGCAGCTAGAGACATTCTCTACAAAGCTGGTGTCAATCCGGTTGTTACTTTCCCTGGTCAAGGAACAGTTCTGTTTGGTGATAAGACTCTGTTAGCAAAACCAAGTGCTTTCGATCGAATCAACGTTAGACGTTTGTTCATTGTTCTTGAGAAAGCAATTGCAACGGCTGCTAAATTTACATTGTTTGAATTTAACGACGACTTTACTCGTGCGCAATTCCGTAACCTGGTAGAGCCATTCCTCCGTGATGTTCAGGGTAGACGAGGAATTTACGACTTCAAGGTTGTTTGTGATGGAACAAATAACACTGGAGAAGTTATCGACAGAAACGAGTTTGTTGGAGACATCTATATCAAACCAGCAAAGAGCATCAACTTCATTCAGTTGAACTTTGTTGCTGTAAGAACTGGTGTTGAATTCTCCGAGGTCGTAGGTCAGGCTTAATCAAATAACTAACGGGAGAACAACAAATGGCATTTGATATCAACGAAATTAGAAGTCAGTTAACTTTTGGGGGAGCTCGTAGTTCCCTCTTCCAAGTTACTATCACTAACCCAGCAACGTCAGCTGCTGATTTGAAGGTTCCTTTTCTGGTTAAAGCTTCCCAGGTTCCTTCTTCTTCATTGGGTCTGATTGAAGTTCCATACTTCGGTCGTAAAGTTAAGCTTGCCGGTGACCGTGTATTTGGTGACTGGACAGTTACAGTAATCAATGACGAAGACTTCCTGATCAGAAATGCAATGGAGACCTGGTCCAACCAGATTAACTCTCTTGCTGGTAACCTGAGAGGATTTGGCTCGTCTAGCCCTCTTCTATATAAAGCAACAGCTGAAGTTACTCAGTTCTCTAAGACTGGTGTACCTATCAGAACATATAAGTTTAACGGAATCTATCCTTCTGAGATTGCACCAATGGATCTTAGCTGGGAAGCTACTGATTCCATTCAAGAGTTTACCGTGACTTTCCAGTACGACTGGTGGGAAGTTAGTGGCGGTAATACTGGTAACGCAGGCGGTATTTAATTGATGTAATAGGACGGGCTCCACTGCCCGTCCTTCTTCTAAGGTTATAATATGGAATTATTTGGTTTCGAGATACGAAAAAAATCCCAAGAACAAGAACAGCAGACCCAACCTTCCTTTGCTCCAAAGATTGAGGAAGATGGTGCTGTTGTTGTAGCTGCTGGTGGTGTATATGGCACCTATGTTGATTTGGAAGGCTCTGTAAAAACTGAAGCTGAATTGATTGATCGATATAGGGAGATGTCAAGTCATCCAGAAGTGGATGGTGCTATTGATGATATTGTCAATGATGCGATAACGGTCAATGAAGACCGAAAGATTGTAGATCTCAATCTTGATGATACAAAGCTTTCAGCTGCTATTAAAAAAACAATAGATCAGGAGTTTCAAAATATCCTTGAGATGTTAAACTTCAGCACTCAGGCATATGATATTTTTAGAAGATGGTATATTGATGGTAGATTATACTATCATGCAATTATAGATGTGGAGAATCCATCCGATGGTATCAAAGAAATACGGTATCTGGATGCAAGAAAGATCCGCAAAGTCAGAGAAGTGACAAAAAAGAAAAGACCAGGAGTACCTATTCCTGTAGCAGATACAATACAGGAGTATTTCATATACAATGATAAAGGATTTAAGACTGCTACTGGGTTTACTAATTCTGGTAGTGCAACTGGTGTAAAGATTGCTAAGGATAGCATTCTTCATGTTACATCCGGTTTATTGGATAGTAGCAGCACAACCGTACTTTCCCATCTACATAAAGCCATTAAACCATTGAACCAACTTCGTACATTGGAAGATGCAACTGTAATTTATAGAATATCTAGAGCACCTGAGCGTAGAATTTTTTATATTGATGTTGGTAATCTGCCAAAAATGAAGGCTGAACAATATTTAAGAGATATGATGGCACGTCATAAAAATAAAGTTGTCTATGATTCCCAAACGGGAGAATTGAGAGATGATAGAAAGTTTATGACAATGTTGGAAGACTACTGGCTCCCTAGAAGAGAGGGTAGCAGAGGTACAGAAATAACTACTTTACCAGCTGGCCAAAATCTTGGCGAATTGCAGGATGTAGAGTACTTTCAACGTAAACTATTCCAGGCTTTGAATGTTCCTGTTACGCGTTTGGAAAAGGACAATACGTTCACCCTAGGAGAGTCAAATCAAATTTCTAGGGATGAGATTAAATTCTCTAAATTTATTGATCGCCTTCGCTCCAAGTTCAACTTCTTATTCCTATCAGCTCTCGAGAAACAATTGATTCTTAAGGGCGTGATGACCAAAGATGAATGGAAAGAACTTAGCTCAAAGATTCGATTTGATTACTCTACAGATAATCATTTTGAAGAGATGAAAAATGCGGAGATACTACGAACAAGAGCTCAGACACTTCAACTTCTTGAACCATTTGCTGGTAAGTATTTCTCACACACTTGGATTCGAAAAAATGTACTTATGCAATCCGATAAAGAGATTGAGGAGCATGATCAGGAGATTGCTGATGAACAGGATATGGATCAGTATCAAGATATGGATCAATTTATGGCAAATCAGCAAGCAGCTGCTCAGGGCAACTTCCCCTCTCAGCCCCCACCCAATAATAGTGATGAATAAATAGGAGTATGGAATGGATAATGTAATGGCATTGGTTCAGTTTGCTAAACAACAAGATGCAGTATCGTTTAAAGATACCTTTGATCAAATCATGGCTGCAAAAGTTTCTGATGCTGTGATGGCCCACCGTGAAGTGGTTGGCAAGGATATGTTTACAACACCAAATACAGATAGTCAAGAGGATACAGATGAAGACTCTTAAACAAATATTACAAGCTGGCTTAACACCCAGTACAGAAGATGGAAAGCGTTTTGTTAGAAAGCACGTTGTCCAGGTTCAAGATGACATTGCAGGTAATGGAGATGATGTATACAATGCCTCCAATATCAAAAAAGCTAGTGCAGATGAGCCTAATCATGGTCATGAGCCTGGGGTAGATGAGCTGTACTATGAGGGCGTTGAACGGGATGAGGTAAGATCGGCAGACTATAAATATAAGCTCGAGCCATCAGGTCAATTGCGTAAAGTACCAGCAAAGACAGCAGTGTTTGGTAAGGACGAAAAGTCTGAGCTAGCTCGTAGATCTAAATTAATGCATCAGCAGGATGAAGAGGTAGATTTGGAAGAAAAAACTCTCACCCCTGCTGAGAAAAAGAAAAGAGAAGAGGTCGCTCAGGCTATTGAGAGAGATAATCCAGATATGCCCATGGCTAAAAAAATGGCTATTGCAACTTCCACAGCTAAAAAAGTAGCTGAGGAAGTGGATTTAAATACCCAACAATTTATCGATTCCATCATGGCTGAGTTGGATGAGGAAGGTCAACAAATTCTTCAGAGTATTCTGGATGAAGAAGGTATTGAATCAGCAGTATCTCTTATTCAAGAAGCTTTAGAGGAAGATGATGGAGATCGGGAAAATGGCTGAATTGGTAAAAATAGTTGGTGAAGAAATCACTCTTAGCGCAGCTAATGATGTAGCAACTGCCACAGTGGTTCGTATATACAATAATAATGCTGGTGCAGTTTTAATTACAAGACGTGATGAAGATACTAATATCCTTGGTACCATGACAACAGCTCCTGGTGAAGTTTTGTATCTAGTTAAAACCGCTACCGATACCTTATCTACTAATACTGGTTCGGTCCTTGCAACTCCTACTGCATACCTATAACGCCATGAAACTATTTACAGAGATTACAGAAGAAGTTCAATGTATAGTAGAGGAAAAGGATGGAAAGAGAAATCTTTTTATTCAAGGTCCTTTCATACAAACCGAAAAGGTCAACAGAAACAATCGTATCTATAGAAAGCATATCGTAGAAAAGGAAGTTGGTCGATATGTTCAGAATTATATTAATGCAAACAGAGCACTTGGTGAACTAGGCCATCCAGAAGGACCTTCTATAAATCTAGACCGAGTAAGTCATAAGATTGTTAGTCTTGTTCCCGAGGGAAATGACTATATTGGTAAAGCTCAAATTTTGGATACCCCTATGGGTAACATTGCTCGTAATCTAATTGAAAGTGATGTGGTAGTTGGAGTGTCCACTCGCGGATTAGGATCAATCAGAGAAAAGAATGGTATTATGGAAGTTCAGGATGACTTCTTTTTAGCTACGGCTGCGGACATTGTTGCTGATCCATCTGCACCTGATGCATTTGTTCAAGGCATTATGGAAGGTGTGGAATGGATTTGGGAAAACAATCGCCTCAAAGCAAAACAGCTTGAGGAAATCAGAGATGAAATTAAGGCTACTAGCAAGAGAAATCTTGAAGAAGCAAAGATTAAAGCCTTCCATAGTTTCATGAATTTAATATCAAAACAACACTGATTATAAATAATCACGTTATTTACTAAAGGAGTAATAGCATGTCCAAAAAACAATTAGATGAAAAGCTGGTTTCTGGTGGTGGCGAGACAGGTGTTTCTCACACTGCTGATCCTGCTGATAAGTCTGCTACTCTCCCAGCATCTAAACTTGGTAATGGTGAGCCAATGAAGAAGATTGATGATCCATCGAATACAGGTGTTGAGGAAACAGATCCTGCTTCCAATTGCAAGGCTACAGGTGATAACTCAGCTTCTAACAGAGATTCTGTTGATATGAAGGGAAGTGCTGCAAGTGCAAAGATTCCTTCTATGAAAGAAGATGTTGATGCGCTGTTTCATGGTGAGGAGCTCTCTGAGGAGTTTAGAGAGAAAGCAACAACAATTTTTGAAGCAGCAGTTACAGCAAGAGTTACGGAAGCTATTGAAGCTTACGAGCAACAAATTGAAGCAACATTGCAAGAAGCAAAAGCAGCATATGAAGCTGACCTTTCAGAGAAGCTTAGCTCATATATTGACTATGTTGTTGAGCAGTGGATGGAAGAGAATCAAGTTGCTATCGAGTCTTCCTTAAAAACTGAAATGACAAACGATTTTATTCAGAAACTCCACACATTATTTGTTGAGAGCTATGTAGAAGTTCCTGAAGATAAAGTTGACGTTCTAGGTGAAATGGCCTCAAAGGTTGAAGAACTAGAAGCAAAATTAAACGAAGCCCTTAATGAAAACATCCAGTTGACAAATCAACTTCATGAAACCGCTCGTGATAAAATCCTCAAGCATGTGTCTGAAGGTCTTACAATGACTCAGGTCGAGAAGTTTACGACACTTGCCGAAAGCGTTGAGTTTGACTCAGCAGAAACCTTTGAAAAGAAACTCCTCATTGTCAAGGAGAATTATTTTCCTGCAGTCAAAACTACAACATCCCTTAACGAAGAAATGCTAGTTGAGGATGAGGGTGGTGAAGAGGATGTTAAGAAGGTGTCTTCTGGTTCAATGGCTAACTATGTCGCAGCTATTTCTAGAACACTGAAAAAATAACATTTATAAATAAAAATAACCCAAATTTTACTAGGAGAGGGGAAACCAACCATGTACTTAAACGAAGAAATCCAAAACAAGTGGGCTCCTGTACTGGATCATAATGATCTCGGTGCAATTAAGGACTCACACAAGCGTGCTGTTACAGCCGTTATTCTTGAGAACACAGAGCGCGCTCTGAGAGAATCTGCTGGTCTTGGCGCACAGCAATCTCTGCTTGAGACATCGTCTATCGTTCCTGCTAATGCTACAGGCAGCGCAATCGACAACTTCGATCCAGTTCTTATTTCGCTGGTTCGTCGTTCGATGCCTAACTTGATTGCTTATGACATCTGCGGCGTTCAGCCAATGACAGGTCCTACAGGTCTGATTTTCGCAATGCGTGCTCGTTACGGTAACCAAACAGGTACAGAGACATTCTATAACGAAGTTAACACAGCATACAGCTCTGTTGTTTCTGGTGCTAACACACTGGGTCAAAAGCATGTTGGTGGCGTTCCTACAACTGCTAACAATGCTGAAGCAGGTGTTTATAACTTCGGTTCCGGCATGTCTACTGCTCAAGCAGAAGCACTCGGTACAGACAGTAACACAGACTTTGCTCAGATGGCATTCTCGATTGAGAAGGTTACTGTTACAGCTAAGTCCCGTGCTCTGAAAGCTGAGTACACAATGGAACTTGCTCAGGATCTGAAAGCAATTCATGGTCTTGACGCTGAGACAGAACTCTCTAACATTCTGTCTGCTGAAATTCTTGCTGAGATCAACCGTGAAGTTGTTCGCACAATCAACGTTACAGCTGTCCGTGGTGCTGCAGAAGGCACAACAACTGCTGGTATCTTCGATCTGGATACAGATTCGAATGGTCGTTGGTCGGTTGAGAAGTTCAAGGGTCTGATGTTCCAAATCGAGCGTGAAGCTAATGCAATTGCTAAAGCAACACGTCGTGGTAAAGGTAACCTGCTGATCTGCTCATCGGATGTTGCGTCCGCTCTGCAGATGGCTGGTGTTCTTGACTACACTCCTGCTCTTAACAGCAACAACCTCAACGTCGATGACACAGGTGCCACATTTGCTGGCGTTCTGAATGGCCGTATGCGTGTTTACATCGATCCATATGCAACAGGTAACTATATGACAGTTGGCTACAAGGGCTCGTCTGCCTTTGATGCTGGTCTCTTCTACTGCCCATATGTTCCTCTTCAGATGGTTCGTGCAGTTGATCAAGGCTCCTTCCAGCCAAAGATCGGCTTCAAGACACGTTATGGCATGGTTGCAAACCCATTTGCTGAAGGTGCTGCAGAAGGTCTTGGCGCTCTCACAAAGGACAGCAACGTTTACTACAGACGCGTTCTTGTTAACAACCTGATGTAATAAAGGTTGACCTGCACAACTATAATTACTATAATAGTGCGCAGAACTTTAAGGGGGCCTAGTGCCCCCTTTTTTATTATAGGAGAAGAACATGTCAGCATATGATCTACAACCAGTCAACAAGAACTTCTTATCTCCATTGGGATTCAGCTTCAAGATTAAGAAGGCTCCTAATGTAAACTACTTTGTTCAGTCTGCAAATATACCCTCGGTATCAATAGAAACGGCTGAGGTATACAATCCGTTTGTCAAGGTTCCCTTTGCTGGATCAATGCTTCAGTATAGTACTTTATCTGTTACATTTAAAATAGATGAGGATATGAAAAACTATTTGGAGATTATGGCGTGGTTGGAGGGAATTGGATTTCCGGAGAAGTTTCAGCAGTATCAGGACATTGCATCAAGATCGTTTGGAGATGGTCTAACCTCTGATGTATCCTTATTCGTATTAACAAGTGGTAAGAATCCTAACAGAGAAGTAGTATTTTATGATGCCTTTCCTATTGACCTTTCAGAGGTTATGTTTGATACTACTCAGTCAGATGTGGAGTATCTTACAGCTACTGCATCTTTCCGATATAGGCAATTTAAAATACAGAACATATAGCATATGAAACTTGAAGATATTTTTACATTATGGAAGCAAGATACCCAGATAGATCGATCGGAGTTGGGTCTTGAGAGTCTAAAAATCCCCCAACTCCACGAAAAGTATTTCAGCATACTTTCCACAGAGCGAATGATCTTGAAAAAGTTGGAAAAGGAATTCAAACAACTTTATAGAGCTAAGATAGAATACTATAGTGGTACAATTAGCGAAGAAGAGCTCGCTGAGTGGGGTTGGCAACCATTCACCCTTAAAGTAATCAAGAGTGACATTTCTATCTACACAAGTGCCGATAAGGATCTGAGTGCTGCGGAGCTCAAGATAGATCTTCAAAACGAAAAGGTACAACTACTCGAATCTATTATTAAAAGCATTACCAATAGAGGGTTTGCGATTAAAAATGCAATAGATTGGGAGAAATTTAAGATGGGTGCATGACAGACAAGCTAATTATTGAGAAGTTAAATGATGTGTATATGAGGATACAATCCGATGCTAGTGTAGCAATGGAGCTCTCGGAGCATTTTACATTCTCAGTACCAAATGCAAGATTCTCACCACAGTTTCGTAATAAGGTGTGGGATGGGAAGATACGTTTGTTTGCGCTCGCTGGCCGGACCTTGTACCTCGGTTTGATACCCTATGTGGAGGAGTTTGCTAAACAACGAAATTATCAAATTGAATATGTTAATCGAAATGACTTTTGCTCAGAGTCTTTTTCTATTCAAGAAGCAAATGATTTTGCTTCAACCCTTTCCCTACCTCTGTCCCCAAGAGACTATCAGATAGCAGCCTTTACGCATGCAGTAAGAAATAGAAGGGCTCTATTACTTTCTCCTACAGCTTCAGGTAAGTCCTTGATCATATATCTTCTGACCAGATATTATGAATCTAAAAAGAAGACTCTAATCATTGTACCAACAACTTCTTTGGTTCATCAGATGGCATCAGACTTTGAAAGCTATGGTGCAGCAAAGGATTGGAGTCATAAAATATTTTCTGGAGAGGAGAAAATTACTGATCGTCAGGTAATCATAACGACATGGCAATCAATTTACAAGCTGCCAAAGCCATGGTTTGCTAAATTTGATACAGTAATAGGAGATGAGGCGCATCTATTTAAAGCCAAGTCATTGATATCCATCATGAGCAAGCTAGAATCGTGTTCTAACAGGTTTGGATTCACTGGGACATTGGATGGCACTCATACAAACAAACTCGTCTTAGAGGGGCTATTTGGCGCCGTAAAACAGGTAACAACAACAGCTGAGCTAATTGAACAGAAACACCTCTCTGCTTTTAAAATCAAGGCTATCATTCTCAAGCATCCAGATGGTATATGCGAGCAATACAAAAAGAGCACCTATGATGAGGAGATCAACTATCTTTTTACATCGCAAAGTAGAACAAACTTTATTGTAAACTTGATTATTTCTTTAAAAGGTAATACACTACTGCTGTTTAAGACTATTGATCATGGCCAAAGATTGTATAGAGAGATAGGGGATCAAATAGAAGATGGTAGAAAGATTTTCTATGTTGATGGTGGTGTTGATGGAGTAGTAAGAGAGGAAACAAGGAAGGCAATAGAACAGGAGGAGAATTCCGTTATTGTTGCATCACTTGGTACTTTCAGCACAGGAATCAATATTAGAAACCTACATAATATTGTGTTTGCTAGTCCCAGTAAGTCGAGAGTGAAGACTCTTCAATCCATAGGCAGAGGTCTTAGAAAAAGTGACACAAAAACATTAGCTGTTTTGTATGATATTGCTGATGATATGTCATGGAAATCACGTAACAACTTTACATTACTTCATTTTGCAGAGAGAATAAAAATGTATAATGAGGAGATGTTCGATTATAAGACATATAATGTCAAACTAAAGGAGTAGGACCATGACAGTCACAATCCTTAAACTAGTTAACGGTGTTGAGGTCATCGGGGAGAATATAGAAATGACGTCAACATTTATAGTACTTAAGCATCCTATGCAGGTACTATATAAAATGGGATATGGGAATCTTCCCAATATTTCCTTGGTTAAGTATAGCGTGTTTGCTGATGGAGAAGATATAACCTTTCCATTTACACACATTATCAATGTCATTACACCAAGGACAAAGTTTGTAGATTTTTATAAGACAGCAGTGAATACATTACTTACAGAATATGAAGGGGTAATTGATGATCAACTTGATAAAGCTATTGACCGAGAACAATCCAATGAAGATCTCAGCGAATACATGAGCAGCGTTCTAGAAAATTTTGACTCAACGACCCAACATTAATATGACAACACACTACGTAGACAACAGTAAACTATTTGAAGAGATCAAGATCTACAGAATAGGGGTATTGGAATTCAAAGCTGGCACACGGAAGGTAAAACCTAAGATTCCGGAATACATTGGTACTTGTATCCTTCTAATAGCAAATAGATTATCTCATAAACCCAATTTCATTAACTACTCATACCGTGAAGAAATGATTAGTGATGGAATTGAAAATTGTATCAGCTATATTGATAACTTTGATCCCGAAAAGTCAGATAATCCATTTGCATATTTTACACAGATCATTTACTATGCTTTCCTGCGAAGAATTGCCAAGGAAAGAAAGCAATTATATATTAAGCACAAAACACTAGAAAATAATATGCTGATGAATATTTTGGTGGAACAGCATGGAAGCGATGAGAATGAATTCCAGCTTGATCTACAAGATATGGATTTTGAAAATATGAATGAATTCATCAGATCATTTGAACAAAACATTGATAAGAGAAAGACCAAGAGACAAAAGGGTCTTGATCAGTTTCTAGAGGATGATAATGAAGATAGCAATACTGGGTGATGTTCACTTTGGAGCACGTAATGATAGTGTACACTTCTCAAAATTTTTCGAGAAGTTCTATCTAGATATATTCTTTCCCTATCTCGACAAACATAAGATCACTACTATCTTTCAATTGGGAGATGTGTTTGATCGTCGCAAATACATCAACTTTGCATCTCTCCATGCATGTCGACAGTATTTTTTTGAACAGGTACAATCTCGCGGCATCGATACCTACATTTTAGCTGGGAATCATGATGTGTTCTATAAAAATACCAACGATGTAAACTCGTTAGAACTCCTTACAAAGGAATACGATCGGGTTAAAATCATTGCATCACGCCCAAAGGAGGTGGAATTAGCCAACAACTCTTTCCTTTTTGTCCCCTGGATATGCGAAGATAATTACGATCAGACGATCAGAACTTTAAAAACAACGCAGTCACCTGTAGTTTTAGGTCATCTGGAGCTAGCAGGATTTGAGATGACCAAGGGTCATATGATTGAAGAAGGCATGGATCCTTCGCTGTTCTGTAGATTTGAGCATGTGTTTTCTGGACACTATCATCACAGATCATCAGCATACAACATAACATATGTGGGTACACCATATGAAATAACATGGTCTGATTATGGTGATCAAAAAGGCTTCCATATCTTTGATACCGATACCAGAGAAGCAACCTTCATTACAAATCCGTTTTCTATATTCAAGAAGTTGTATTATAATGATAAGGATAAGGGCTCCGACTACATTGCATCAATAGGACTGGAGAACTATGTGGGTTGCTATGCAAAAGTTATCGTTAAGGAACGTACAAATCAGTTCATGTTGGAAAGCTTAATTGATCAAATGGAGAAGATTGGTGTTGTTGATCTTCAGGTTGTCGAGGAGACAGCGTTTAGTGATAATTTAACTGAAGAGCAGATCATTAATGAAGCAGAGGATACGTTAACCATTCTTACAAAGTATACCGATCAGCTGGATGTTGGGGTGGACAATAAAAAACTGCAAGCATTGCTTACAGACCTTTATAATGAAGCGTTGAGTATTGAATGATTACATTTAACACCATCAAGTGGAAGAATTTTCTCTCGACGGGCAATGCTTTTACGGAAATAAATTTAAATTCACATCGAACATCATTAATTGTTGGTAATAATGGAGCAGGTAAGTCCACTATTTTAGATGCTTTGTGCTTTGCCCTATATGGTAAACCGTTTAGAAAGATTAACAAACCACAACTCCTCAATTCCATCAATGGAAAAGAATGTGTGGTTGAAATTGAATTTAGTGCTCACAATAAAACATTTAAGGTTGTTCGTGGAATAAAGCCCAATATATTCAAGATCTTCCAGAATGGGGAAGTTATTAATCAACATGCTGATATGAAAGATTATCAAGAGTATTTGGAAAAGCAAGTACTGAAGATGAATTTCAAATCGTTTTCACAAATTGTGATTCTTGGAAGTGCATCCTTCGTTCCATTTATGCAGTTGTCTGCTGCCAATCGTAGAGAGATTATCGAAGATCTTTTGGATATTCAAATCTTTACTACAATGAATATTCTATTGAAGGAAAAGCTATCCCTTCACAAGGAACATCTAACGAGTCTAGAATATAAGATTAAAAATCTCGAAGATCAAATAGAGATTGAAAAAAGGCATAACGACGATATTAAGGAATCAAAGGATGCCTCGATTAGTCAGAAGCAAAAGCAGATAGGGGATTTGCTAGCAGATAATCAGCTACTTTCAACTAAGGTTCAGGAGTTAATTGATCAGGTCAATCAATACAATCAGCAGCTCACACAAGAGACAGAAGCTGAAGATAAGCTAGACAAGTATGATAAAATGCATAGGACATGCATCACCAAATATACGCACCTCAAAAAAGAATTGACGTTCTTTGAGGAGCATGATCAGTGTCCTTCGTGCAAGCAACCTATTCTCTCTGCATACAAAGATACTATTTTAGAAAACGATCGGGAGCAATTGAAGCAGTATGCTGAGGCAAAGCAAAAGCTGGAGCAGAAAAAGGCTAAAGTGGAGCAGCTAATTGATAGTTTTGCAGCCTTGCATAAGAAAATCAATCATCTACAGCAACAGATAGCTGACTATAATAACAAATCAACTCTCAACAATCGAATGATCGATATGATTAATAAGGATATCGAATCGTTAAAAGTTAACGAAGACCATCATCAAAAAAATCAAAAGACAATAAAGGCACTACAAATTCAGCTTCGCAGTGTTGGAAATGAACGAGAGGATGCAGGAGAGCACAAGCGTATGCTTGATCTAGCTGCTACACTTCTCAGAGATGGTGGTATAAAGACTAAAATTATTAAGCAATATGTTCCAATTATCAATCAGTTGATTAATAAGTATCTAACATCAATGGATTTCTTTGTCAATTTTGAATTGGATGAGAATTTCAATGAAACAATTAAGTCCAGATTTAGAGATGATTTTAGTTATGAGTCTTTTTCAGAGGGGGAAAAATCAAGATTGGATCTAGCATTGCTGTTTACTTGGAGAGCAATTGCAAAGATGAGAAACTCGGCGAGTACCAATCTTCTAATATTGGATGAGGTATTTGATGGTTCGTTGGATGGAACCGGTAATGATGAACTCTTGAAGATTTTAGACAGTCTGTCTCATGGTAACAACGTATTTGTTATCTCTCATAGAACCGATGCAATGTTGGATAAGTTTGAGAGAGTTCTCAAGTTTGAAAAGCATAAAAATTTCTCTAGGATTGTTGAAGCATGACTTTTAAAATTGTACATCACACGCACCCACTACTATCACAGAAACTTGAGTCATTTGACTTTCTCGATCCTCCTGTAGATCCAATAGAATTTGCAAAGGAACTATTTGAAACAATGATTGAAAGTGAAGCTATTGGCCTTGCAGCTAATCAATGTGGGTTCCCCTATAGGGTGTTCTGTATTAAATCCAATCCCGGTATTGTTTGTTATAATCCTAGGATAGTAGATTCTTCTACAAAAGAGGTCTTGTTGGATGAGGGGTGCGTATCCTATCCCAAATTATTTTTAAAGGTTAAACGACCACAAACTATTAAGGTTAGATACGATGAACCGAATGGTAATACTGTAACAACAAAGTTTACTGGAATTACAGCAAGAGTATTTCTCCACGAGTATGATCATCTTGAGGGGATCAATTTCACAAGACGTTCAAATCGAATTCACTTGGACAGAGCACTTCGCCAGCAAAAATGGTTACTCCGTCACACTAAGCATGCTTAAAGCGGCATGGAGGTTATGGGCAAAGGCTTTGGGAGAGAAGGCATCCCCAGATAATAAAGAAGCAGACCTTGTTGCTTGTATTAGAACAATAATTGTAGTAACATATCTTATGACTAACATTGTTATTGTAGCAGGGGTCATACATCATTGGTAAGGAACAAAAAATGGCTAAACTAAAAGTATCAGAGTTGTTTTACTCTTTGCAGGGCGAGGGAAGATATATGGGTATCCCCTCTATCTTCCTCAGAACATATGGATGCAACTTCACGTGCTCTGGATTTGGTATGGGTCTTGGAGAGAAAAGTGAAGAGCGATTGCAAATTGTAGCAGAAAATTATAAATCATATAAAGATTTACCACTTGTTCATACTGGCTGTGACAGCTATGCTTCATGGGATCCAAGGTTCAAACATCTATCACCAATGTTGGAAACTTCTGCAGTAGTGGATAGTATTAAGCAGATACTTCCTGGTAATCGTTGGGGAGACGTTCATTTGGTGATTACTGGTGGCGAGCCTCTTTTAGGTTGGCAACGCTCATATCCTGAGCTTTTGGATGACCCGAGAAACAAAGATCTACAAGAGATCACATTTGAGACGAACGGTTCACAATATCTTACACCAGAATTTGAGAAGTATCTTTTCGAAGAATGGACTCGCCACGGTAGAGATTACCAGAAGTTGACATTCTCCGTATCTCCTAAACTATCTGTATCAGGGGAACGGTGGGAGGATGCTATCAAGCCAGAAGTTATTAAACAGTATGAGACGGTTGGATACACATACTTGAAGTTTGTTGTAGCTAGTAAGTATGATGTATCTGAAGCGGAAAATGCAGTGAATGAATATCGCAAAGTTGGCTTTGGTGGTCCAGTTTATCTCATGCCCTGCGGTGGCACTGAGCAACTTTATGAACTCAATAAAACACAAGTAGCTGAACATGCAATGAAGTTGGGATGGCGATATTCCGATAGACTACAGATTCCACTCTTTAAAAATGCATGGGGTACATGATGGCATACAAATATTCATTTCATGACTATAGTAATGATATTTTAAATCTTTACAGAAAGATTGTGGACTCTGGAACAAAATACGATTTGGTGGTTGGGGTTGCCCGAGGAGGCGTTATTCCAGCAGTGCATTTATCCCATCTTCTTGAGGTTCCATATGCTACTCTTCAGTGGTCTACAGCAAAGGATCGGGTACAGGAGAGGAGTAATCCGCATATTATGTGTGCTAAAGGTCCTGTTCTGATTGTCGATGATATTGTAGATGATGGTGGCACAATGAGAGGTATTATGGAGTCATATCCCCAATGTGATACCGCTTCTTTGTTACTGAATGTAACCAATAGATATAATGTGGTTCCGACATTCACATCATGGAGTTTTAGTAGAGAGGATGTTCCTCAATGGATTGATTTTTGGTGGGAGACTATTGCATGACAACAAAAGTAACAAGGCATTACAAGTACGTTTCAACAAAAGAATATCATGACGCATTTCCATGTGCATATAGGCAGTGGAGAGCGGATAGTCATTGCAACTTGATTCATGGATATAGTTTTTCCATGAAGTTCTTTTTTGGTACGGATGATTTGGATGTGCGTAACTGGGCAGCAGATTATGGGGGTCTAAAGGAGTTGAAAAAGATCCTTGAGGATCAGTTTGATCATACCCTTTTAGTATCGGAAGATGATCCAGAGCTCGAGACATACAAATTATTGCAGCAAAAGAATATGGCAAAGCTAACAATTCTTCCAAAGCTCGGATGCGAGGGTCTAGCAGATATGCTATACAAATATGTTAATGGTGTATACATTCCAGATATGTGGGGTCCGGGTGAAGCAGAGCGTCTCTGGTGCTTCAGAGTAGAGGTTAGAGAGACGCAGACCAATATGGCTTTCAGACAGGGTCATAGAGAATGGGGGGAAAACCTTCTTGATTGATTGTAAGGCGTTTATGATTGTTGTAAAAGACAATCACGTCTCGCAATTCTATTCAAAGGTATGTATTCCTTCTTGGGAGAACAGGGGTGTGGATGTGCAGCTGTGGCAGGCCTCTACACCCCTTACTATAGACAAACGTCTTAGATTTGCTCCCATGACTACAATCAAGTACAGATCACTTGGTATATCAAAAGAACTCACACCCACAGAACGGGCAGTATGGTCAAGCCACTTTAGAATGTGGGAACACTGCATTAATATCAATCAACCAATACTCGTATTAGAGCATGATAGTTTTTGCATCAACATCGATCATTTAACCATACAACCACAAGCGTTTGTAACATATGATAAGGGAGCAATGGGCTGCTATATCATACGACCGGAGTTTGCTAGGGTGTTAGTTGAGGATGCTATCAAGATTAGAATAGATTGTGGACCACTGGGATATGTAAAGTGGCGATCAGAAATACACAAAATACCGATTATTACAGCCGAACACCCCTCATACAAAATGGTTTCGAACCAAGTATATTGTCCAGACTATGGACGTACTGTTGATCACTACACGGGAACAGACGCTAAGAATCATATGCATCGATTCAATAAATTTGGATATCTTTTTGTAGATAGAAAAGGAAATGTTGACCTTAACCGAGTGATTGAGGTATTATGAGTTATATTTTATGGAGGTAGTATGGAAAAACACTTGTCGGAAGTAATTAGAGATCGTCTCAAGCAAAACAATAAGAGATACTTTGCTAGCGACAATATTTCTGATTATATCACTGAAGATGAACAGAAGCAATTGGTTGAGGAGCTAACAGTAAAGTTTGAAGGGGTATTAGACTCGTTGATTATCGATAGAGAGAATGATCCCAATAGTCACGGCACTGCAAAGCGTCTCGCTAAAATGTATGTCTATGAACTAATGGAGGGTCGTTATTCTCCAATGCCTGATGTTACAGCGTTTCCAAATCAAGGAGCGGATCGCTTTGAGGGAATGCTGGTAGTGAGGGCAGAGCTTGTGTCTATGTGTAGCCATCACCATCAGCCAGTTAAGGGGGTAGCAATTATCGGTATCATTCCTACAGGAGAAGTGATTGGCCTGTCCAAGTATGCGAGGATTGCTCAGTGGTGTGCTCGTAGAGGAACACTGCAAGAAGAGCTTGCCAATCAGATTGCTAAAGAAATTATGAATGCAACGGATACAGAGAATGTGGCTGTCCACTTAGACATGATTCATGGGTGTATGGAGAACCGAGGAGTGATGGCTCATTCTAGCCAGACTCAAGCTACTGTGGTTCATGGGTTGTTTCACAACGATTCGGTCAAGGCTGAGTTTTTATCTCACGTCGATCGGCAGCTTTTAAGACGATAAAGGAGCCATCCTCGCATGAGCTTATCATTTTTTTCATTTCGTAATCGGATAGTTGATAAGCTCTTGCTGCAGCTCTTAATGAATAAAAATAGCCATTAGGTGTTTTGACGTGGTTGGAATGTGGTCTGTTTTTAAGGTATTTTTCTTTTGATTCTTTTCTAAACATTGGATTGTGTTCTGTCATTCTTTTCTTTACTATTTGTTTAACCTTTTCAGAAGCAAAAATATTATCCTTACCTTTTTTATATGTCCCTTTGCGTTTTCTTGTTTGAACACCTTTAAAATGGCTTTCTTTGCTCCAGCCCGGAGGAGGAACATGAAAGGATTTATCAAATAATTTATAAGCCCACATCATTTTGTGTTTATTTTGGCCTTCAGTAAATTTTATAAGTAAAAGATGTGCTAGTTTGTGTTCTCGGAATGTTAACAGTACGATATTTTCTTCATCGTCGTTGCCACCCAGTGACCTTGGAATTATGTGGTGGAATTGCTGGTCGTCACCTTTAACTTTAACACGTCGTTGACTTTTAGCTCTTTCTATTAGAAGATTGTAGTGTTTTAGATATTTGTTTGTTGTGAACATAATGGCTGCATCCAAAAGGTTGTATGTAAACTATTTATAAAAAGAGGTGTTAAGATGCAAATCGCTAACAAAAAATTTATTTGGGTTACGTTTCAACGAGAAGGTATACACAACTATCCTATGGCTCCAGAGGGAGTGGAGTTTCTTAAATACCCACATCGTCATATATTTCATTTCAGAGTAGAACTGGAAGTATTTCATGATGATCGTGATGTGGAGTTTATTTTATTTAAACGAGAATTGGAAGCCATGTTTAATCAAAAGGGCATGCAGTTTGACTTTAAATCATGTGAAATGCTAGCAGATGATATCGCCAAGTATGTAAAGGAGCATTATCCTAATCGGGATTTAGTTGTCGAAGTCAGTGAAGATGGGGAAAATGGATGTCGTAACTACTATCAAGGAGTACAGTGATGGCTTCGCCAATTAATTTCTGTCATATCGCACCTATTCCTCATTTGAAGGATTTTGTATCAACGAACAATGTTCATCTTACTCTTGCTCATTTAGTAGAAACCAGTGATGAATATGCAGATTTCTATCATAACCGAAAGTCTGGCCAGGTTATTATGGATAATAGTGCATTTGAAATGTACAAGCAAGGTCGACCAATGTATGATCCAAGTAAGCTGATTGATATGGCCCGAAGGTGTCGAGCAGATTATATTGTTATGTCAGATTATCCGGGAGAGTCTTGGCTAAAGACTAAGCACGCAGCTCAAGAATTAATTCCTCAGATCAAACAAGCTGGATTCAAGACATTCTATGTTCCTCAAAGTGAGCCAGGGCATCTCGAAGGGTACATTGCTTCTTTAGTCTGGGCGTTAGAAGATGGTGATGTGGATATGATTGGTCTTTCAATTCTCGGTGTACCTATGGCTATGGGAATCAAGCAGGATCACAACAAAGCATATTTTGCTCAAAGATTCCTCAGTCGTTGGCGATTGTTTCAGATTCTTGATCAGCGTGGGTATCTCTCACACACTGAAAGAGCAACTAAGCGCTTTCATTGCCTTGGAATGCAGGATGGACCCAATGAGATCTTGCTGCTGAAGCCATGGGCTCAGCACATCTACTCTTGGGATTCTAGTGCTGCTGTATGGGCAGGATTGAATTATATTAAGTTTGATAGTTCACCTACGGGCTTGATGCATGGAAAGTATGAAGCGGAGGTTGATTTTAACTTCAAAGCAAGTCCAGCAACCATTAAACATGTGATGCGTAACATTAATTACATTAACAGTCTATGCGCATAATTGCTCTCTCCGGTCCCAAAGGTTCTGGGAAAGATACTATTGGTCGTCTACTAATGGACATGTATCCCGGTACACGAACGGTGGCATTTGCTGACCCCATTAAGAAGAAGATCCAGCAGTTTTTTGAACTCAATAGTGATGATCAAGAACAGTATGATTTGTTTAAGCGTACACGAATCTCATATCAGCTGCCAGGTTACCTAACACACACTATTGAAGGTAGACATCTAGTACGGGAGATTGGTATGCTGATGAGATCATATGATCCAGATCAGTTTACAACATATGTGCGAGCCCAGATCATGCAATATCCAGATACATTATGGGTTATCACAGATCTACGGTTTGATAATGAGATTGCAATGCTTACGGAAATGAATGCAAAGTTTGTAAGAGTGATTCGTAAGCATTACGAATATGATGGCCATATAACGGAACAGCCTATACTATCGCAAGATAATTGTGATTATATTATTAACAATAACTCAAACATTGAAGCAATGAAATTTCAGCTTCGTGAGATGGTTGAGTCCTTTTGGGAGACAGAATGAAACATATTTTAGGACCTAATTCACGAAGCTCGCTGACAAATGTGGCAAGCGGTGACTCACAGCCCAATGCTGTAGATCTTCGTCTTAGCAAAGTGTTCCAAATGAAGAATGCTATTTTTCAGCTAAGCAATGAGCAGAAACAACATAGAGGGATTGAGCATGAGATTGTACCGGATGAGGAGGGATACTTTAATCTTTCAGTTGGAAGCTATGAGGTCGTTATGGAAAACATTATCCGTGTGGGGGAGAATGAAGCAGGTTGGGTTATCACTCGCTCTACTCTCAATCGTAACGGTTGTTTCCTTACTAGCGGTCTCTACGATAGTGGTTATCATGGTGCTATGGCTGGTGTATTGCATGTTACAACCGGTCCAGCAAGAATTAAGCAAGGCACACGGATCGGACAGTACCTGAGTTTTGAGGCAGAGTCTCTTAGCAGCTATGATGGGGATTATGGTATTAATAAACAGCATGATAAAAAATATGGAGAAGTTAAATGAGTTTTGAAATTAAGATCTCGCTAGAGGAACTACAGAAACGTAAGTTGTTTGTTGCAACCCCAATGTATGGTGGCCAATGTGCTGGAATGTATGCTCGCTCCATTGCCGATCTTTCTGCTACATGCGCAAAGAATGGTATTCAGCTGCAGCTGTATTTTTTGTTCAATGAGTCTTTGATTACAAGAGCACGTAACTATTGTGTTGATGAATTTTTGCGTAGCGAAGCTACGCATATGATGTTCATTGATAGTGATATTGGATTTAACCCACAAGACGTATTGGCTCTACTTGCATTGCAAGATGATGAGAGCCCATATGATGTGATTGGTGGACCATATCCTAAGAAATGTATTTCCTGGGAAAAGATCAAACAAGCGGTGGATAAAGGTGTAGCCGATGAGAACCCCAATGTCCTGGAGCGCTTTGTGGGAGACTATGTGTTTAATCCTAAGTCTGATCAGCGTGAGATTCCAATTGGGAAGCCAGTGGAAGTTCGTGAACTTGGTACAGGTTTTATGATGATCCGTCGATCTGCATTTGAAAAATACCGTGAGGCATTTCCTCACCTTAGCTATAAGCCTGACCATGTACGAACGGAACACTTTGATGGTAGCCGCGAGATTCACGCATACTTTGATTGTATTATTGATCCGGAGAGCAAGCGTTACTTGTCCGAGGATTATATGTTCTGTTACAACATGGCTAAGATCGGTGGCGGTGTATGGCTGTGCCCCTGGATGAAGATGAACCACGTGGGGTCCTATGTGTTTGGTGGTAGTCTGGCTGACTTAGCTTCTATTGGAGCATCTGCTACTGCTGATGTGAATAAAATCAAGAAGAAGGGTTAATTATGAAACTGAGTACGAGAACCATTCAGATTCTAAAAAATTTCTCGACCATCAACCAATCTCTGCTGTTTAGGCAGGGTGATGTGTTGAGAACGACGACACCCAGTAAAACAATCATGGCAAAGGCAACAATTGCGGAGAATTTTGATACAGAGTTTGCCATCTATGACCTCTCACGTCTAATCAATACACTTTCTTTGTTTGGGGATCCTGAAATCCACCCACTCGATGGTTATCTGCAGATTTCTGAAGGATCACAGTGTGTAAAATATAATTACACCGATGTTGATTCTATTGTTACACCCTCAAAGGAGATTAAGCTGCCACAATGTGAGATTAATTTTCGTATGACGAGTGCCAATCTTTCATCTGTCCTAAAGGGGATGAATGTTCTTGGTCTACCTGAACTGATGGTCGTCGGGGATGGGAAGAATATTTTCCTGTCTGCTGGTAATGTAAAGCAAAGTTCTGGTGATAACTACAAGATCAATGTTGGCGACACAGAGCACGAATTCAATATTGTCTTCCGTGCAGAGAATGTAAAGATGATGGCAGAGGACTATGAAGTACAGATCTCGTCCAAAGGGATTGCTCATTTGAAAGCATCAGATGTAGAATACTGGATTGCAGCAGAGAGTAGTTCAACATTCTACAATTAAGGAATAACATGAGGGAAGAATTTCTATGGGTAGAGAAGTATCGTCCACATAAAGTGGAGGACACAATTCTACCAGAACATCTGAAAAGTATATTTCAGAAATTTGTTGATGATAAAAATGTTCCTAATTTGTTGCTTGCCGGTGGACCAGGAGTAGGAAAGACTACAATTGCAAAGGCTATGTTGGATGAGCTGGAATGTGATTACATTGTCATTAATGGCTCTTTGAACGGCAACATTGATACCCTTCGTAATGAAATTCTGATGTTTGCCTCTTCCATCTCCTTTAAAGATACCAGAAAGTATGTTATCATTGATGAGGCAGATTATTTAAATCCCAATAGTACGCAGCCAGCTCTTCGTAACTTTATTGAGGAGTTTAGTAAGAATTGTGGGTTTATCTTCACCTGCAACTATAAAAATAAGATTATCGACCCCCTTCATTCTCGCTGCAGCGTGGTGGATTTTAAGATTCCAAAAGACGAAAAGGTAATGATGGGTAAAGGATTTCATCGTCGCGCTATGGAAATCCTTGATAAGGAATCGGTAGAGTATGAACCAAAAGCAGTGGCAGCAGTAATTCAGAAGCACTTTCCAGACTTCCGTCGCATTGTTAATGAGCTGCAGCGCTATGCTGCTACAGGTAAAATTGATACTGGAATCCTCGTTGACTTTGCAGATGAGAAGTTTGACCAACTTGTTGATTATATGAAAAGTAAGAACTATAGTAATGTTCGCAAGTGGGTACACGAAAACATTGATATGGATTCTGCTGTTCTTTATCGACGAATCTACGATAAACTTAGTGCACTTGTTACACCCAACAGTATCCCTGCTATTGTTGTTCATTTAGCAGAATATCAACATAAGGCTGCGTTTGTTGCAGATATGGAAATTAATAATGCAGCATGCCTGGCAGAAATAATGGTGACAGCACAGTGGCAGTAAAATACAAGAATCGGGTTGGAGATATTGCTGTTCTTAAGAATGGTCGATATGGTGTCTATAATGGTTTTAATGGCAGATTCCATAGAGTTGTGGAGAGTCAGGGAGACTGGCCATTTCCTATCATTCACTTCCTAGAAACTAATCAGTTTAGTCTGGTAACAAAATCCAAACTAATAGATGATCTTGAACCAGCCCTCTTTTAGCTTACATCGTAATGTTGTACATGTTAGATCGTATGAAGAGGATAGCGCTAGAAGCTTTCTAGAGCGTCATAGAGACGATAACTTTCATCGCAGTCAAATCTATCGTACCGATACTAAAGCGGCTCTTATAGACGATTCTAGAACGTCCAAACAAGCTGATATACATCCTAGCGATCAACATATGCAGCGATTGGCTGAGTTAACACGTAAGGTCAACCATAGCATATTTGTAGCTTCTGTTGATCGATATTGTTTTGAAACTAATTTTCTAAGATACGACAAAGGAGATCAGTTTACTAAACACAATGATATGATCCTTCCCAAGGATCCTTCTAGGATTGATAGGCATCCAATTAGAAAGCTTACAACTATCCAATTAATCTCGGATCCTGATCAATTCATGGGAGGAGAATTGAGATTCTTCTATGGGGAAGTCAGATTTAGGATGGAGATGGGCTTTGCAGATGTGTTTATTTTTCCCTCATATGTCAATCATGTTGTGGAACCTCTTCAATCAGGCACAAGATACAGTATCGTATCTTGGTCACACGGACGATTCTAAATGAACCCATACGATTTTGTTAAAACCATTAATAATAAATCTTTAGATTTAATGAAGGACAAGCAAGCAGAGCGTCACTATGTGCCGTTTATTACCAATAGATTTTATTCACTTTTCCCTGAAACGTTAGTATATGCCCAAATACTAAATCAGTATCATACTATTGACAATAAGCTGCAATATCACTTTTTACTAAATACTGTTCGTCGAGGTAATCGATTTTCTAAGCAAACCAAAAACGAGGTTGACGGTGATATTGAAGTTGTAAAGTTATATTATGGCTACAATAATGAAAAGGCCTATCAAGCTCTTCAACTATTAACCAAAAAACAATTAGAACAACTGAGGTTGAAAGTTCAACAGGGTGGGATAAATGGGAATCATAGAAACACTAGTGGAAGTCAAATTACAGAATGAAGATGACTTTTTAAAGATAAGAGAGACACTAACGCGTATTGGTGTACCCTCAAAAAAAGAAAATAAATTATTTCAGTCTTGCCATATTCTACACAAACAAGGTAAGTATTACATAGTACACTTCAAAGAATTGTTTGCGTTAGATGGTAAACCTTCAAGTCTTTCAGATGATGATGTTGCTAGACGAAACACTATTGCAAATTTGCTGGCAGAATGGGGATTACTAATTTTAGTAAAATCCGAGCGTACAGAACAACCAGTGGCTTCATTATCACAGATAAAGATTCTTCCATATGGTGAGAAGGATGAATGGGAACTAGTAGCAAAATATAATATAGGAAGAAAACGCTAAATGTCTGTTTGGATTTTTATCATGAACCTTTTAGGAGTTAACCATGATAGATCCAATCACAGCACTATCTCTAGCAACAGCCGCATTCAATGGTATCAAGAAAGCTGTTGAGTTAGGTAAAGAGGTACAAGATGTTTATTCACAACTCAGTCAATGGGCAGGTCACATTGACGATCTCCGAGACGCACTTTCTCAGATAGAGAAACAAGAAGCTCGTCCAAGCATATTTAAAAAAATTACATTTGAAAAAAGTGCTACGGCAGAAGCATTCGACAAATATGCTGCCGAGCAAAGAATTGTGGAAATGGAGAAAGAAATATTTCACATGTTTATCTATGGTGAACTCCAAGACCTTGGTATTGATGGCTATCGACGCTTTAAACAGATGAGAGAAGAGATCAGACAGAAACGTCAAAAGATGATTCTTGATCAGATTAGAGCAAAACGAGATTTTGTGGATTCTGTTAAACTGTGGTCTGCAATCGGCTTAGCATTATTGGTAGGGATTACAACCATATGGATAACTGTTGATGTGATTCTTGATCATGGGGTACAATCGGGAAAGATAAAGAAATGAAATATGAACAGTTATTTGATATAGGGGTTATGTGGTATATCTTAATTTGGTTCACCCCATATGCAATGATTCCTCAACCTAAAAAAGGAGAAAGAAAATGCTAGAAGCACTTTTTTGGATTTTAATTGGTGCATTTATTGGATGGCATGTTCCCCAGCCACTTTGGGCTAAAGCTCTTCAAGAAAAAGCTCTTGCACTTTTCAAAAAGTAATGGAAAAGTGGAATAACAGATTTATTGATTTGGCCCACCACATATCGGCTTGGTCTAAAGATCCACGTACGAAGGTAGGTGCGGTTGTGGTCAATGACTTAAGACAGGTTGTTGGTCTTGGTTATAATGGGTTTCCCCGAGGTGTAGAAGATACGGAAGAACGCTATAACGATAGAGTTACCAAATTACTTTTTGTAGCTCATGCAGAACAAAATGCCTTGGACAGTTGCTACGGAGAGACAAAAGGAGGTACACTATACTCTACCCTATTTCCTTGTTGTAATTGTGCTAAAAGCATCATTCAACGTGGGATTAAAAAAGTGGTAACTTATCCTATTGATCAGGATAAAACAGATACACACCATTTTGGAGTATCTTTAATGATGTTTGAAGAAGCAGGAGTTCATGTTGAGTATGTGGAAGATGCCAGTAACATTTAATCAAGATGGTAGCATTGTGGTTTTTAACAGAAATGATCAATGTGTGGGAATGGGAGAATATCTCGATCAAAAATTTGTTTTGATTGAGGAAGGTGAAGTTAAGAATTTTGCTAATGCAGTGCAAGCTTTTTCATATTTGAATACTAAATATCGTACAGCGGCATGAGCTGCTAACCTATGCCTTCGGGGTAGGTCTTTTAAACTCGCTTAATTAAGGAGCACAAAATGACATATATTAAAGATGTGTTTGGCCGAGATTTGTTCAAAGATTTTGATCGTTTTTATGTTGGTTTCGATGATCAGTTTAATCGCCTAGCTAAAATGCATGACGATATTGCCAAAAATATTCCCAACTATCCTCCATACAATATCAAGAAGACTGACGATAACAAATACACAATTGAGCTTGCGGTTGCTGGTTTCGCAAAGTCGAACATTGATATCTCCTTCGAAGATGATAAGCTAATCGTCAAAGGATTTACAACTGACGATGATCAAGCTGGTAAAAATTACCTGTATCAAGGAATTGCTAACCGAGCATTTACAAGAATGTTTGCGCTCAATGATCAGGTTGAGGTTCAGAGTGCTGAGCTCGTAAATGGTATGCTTAAGATTTTTCTGGAGCGCATTATTCCAGAGCACAAAAAGCCAAAGAAAATTGAAGTTAGTGATGAGCCATCCACGGTTTCTTCCTATGCAGCTAACAACAAAACGCTGTTGATGGAGGATCAAGATGTTGAGCACAATTAGGATTTTCTTCAATAATTTGTTAGAAGCTATACAAGAAGCACAGCTACAACGTGCTAAGCATTTAATAAAATATCATCATTGGGAGTAATATAGGGCGGCCATGTGCCGCCTTATACATACCTGGGTTGCATAAAAAGGAGCCCGTATGTACACTTTAGAATTATTTCAACAACTTTTTCCTAAGACAAATGTGGAGACTTTAGAAACATTTGTTGGTCCACTCAATGACACTGCAAACAACTATGAGATAAGTGAGAGCCCTCTAAGAGAGGCAGCGTTTATCGCTCAGGTTGGTCACGAGTCTGGGGATCTCAGATTTACCAAAGAAAATTTAAATTATTCAGCGGAATCATTAATGAAGGTGTTCCGCAAATACTTCAATCCACAACTCGCAGCACAGTATGCAAGAAATCCTGAAATGATTGCCAATCGTGTATATGGTAATCGTATGGGTAATGGTCCTGAAGAATCGGGCGATGGATGGAAGTATAGAGGTCGAGGTCTAATACAGCTAACTGGTAAAAATAATTATTCCCGTTTAGCTAGTGCTTGGGAACTCGAGATGGATATCCTAATAGATTACTTGGAAACCCCATTTGGAGCAGCTATGAGTGCTGGCTGGTTTTGGGATACAAATAAATTAAACAGAATTGCAGATAGTCAGGACTTTGTACTGTTGACAAAACGCATTAATGGTGGTACTATAGGCTTAGAGCATAGACAAAAGCTGTATGACAAAGCTATGTCACTACTGACATAATATATTATGGAGTTTTATGAGATTTTATACAACCGTACAGCAGTATGGTAACAATATCTTTGTTCGTGGATATGAGCACGGTAAACGGTTTCAGCGAAAGATCCCCTACCAGCCGTACTTATTTGTAAGAGGTGGCAATTCCGTCAAGAGCGAGTTTAAAACCCTTGATGGTCACTTTGTTAGTAAGATTCAATTTGAAGATATTGACAGTGCAAGACGATATGTAAAGAATTATGAAGACGTGGAAGGCCATACAATATATGGTCTCGATCGTTGGATATATCCGTTTATCAACGATTTCTATCCAGGTAAGATTGAATATGATGCGTCTCTGATCTCCGTCCTTTCAATAGACATTGAGACAGATTCGGAGAGTGGATTCCCCAATATTGAGACGGCCGATAAAGCTATTATTTCGATTGCTATGAAGTGTCGAGGTAATATGACGGTATTGGGTTTGAAACCATACACTGCTACCGATGATGTTGAATACATTCATTGTTCCACCGAACAAGTGCTCCTTGAGAAGTTTCTAGAGCTTTGGAATTCAGAGAAATATTCACCTGATATTGTTACGGGTTGGAACGTAGAGTTTTTCGATATGCCTTATATCGTTAACCGTATTCGTCGCATACTTAGTGACAAGCACGTCAAAATGCTCTCACCATACAACATCATGGTTGTAAGGAAGTTTAGCATTGCTGGTCGAGATTACGAAAACGAACATCCTGTGGGGATCAATGTCCTTGACTATCTAAGTCTCTACAAAAAGTTTACATTTGCGCAGCAAGAGAGCTTTAAACTAGATCATATTGCATTTATCGAGCTTGGGGAAAAGAAGTTGGATTACTACTCCCTTGGATATGAAAGTCTAGATGATCTATACAAACGAGATCACCAAACGTTTATTGATTATAACATACGAGATGTCTTGCTTGTGGATAAGCTTGACAAGAAACTTGGCTTGTTGGACCAAGTGTATGCCCTAGCTTATGATGGTAAAGTTAACATGATTGATACACTGACTACAGTAACAATGTGGGATGTTATCATTCACAACTATCTCCTCACCCAAGGGACAGTAATTCCGATGCCCAAACGAAGTGAGAAGAAACGTAAGATCGAGGGAGCATATGTTAAAGATCCTCAGGTGGGTAAGCATGATTGGGTAGTATCATTTGACCTTAACAGTCTTTACCCTCATCTCATCATGCAATACAATATTAGTCCTGACACTCTAGTGCATCAGATTGATCGATATGCTAATGTTGAGGCACTGGATGAGCAAGGTGAGCTTACAGACTTCAGAATCACTGATAGTATTGGTATGTTTATTGAGGATCGGGAACTGGATAAGGAAACCATAAGAAAGTTTCTTGCTGACAACAATTGCACCATTACTCCCACAGGCTGTTTGTTCACAAAAGAAAAGCAAGGATTTCTACCAAAGCTGATGGAAGCCATGTATGAAGATCGATCAGCTTGGAAAAAGAAGATGATTGAAGCCAAGAAGCAATATGAGGTGACTCCTTCTGCTGCTCTGGAATCAGAGATTGCACGATGCCACAATATGCAGCTTGCAAAGAAGATTCAGCTGAATAGTGCTTATGGTGCTTTGGGTAACAACTTCTTTCGGTGGTTTGATCCACGTATTGCTGAGTCGATTACTAAAGCAGGCCAGCTATCCATCCGATGGATAGAAAAGAAGATGAACTTATATTTAAACAATCTTCTTAAAACAGAGTCAGTCGATTATGTCATTGCATGTGATACGGACTCCATGTATCTGAACCTCGGTCCTTTGGTAACAAAGTTTATTGGGGATCTACCTGTTGAGAAGATTGTACCAAAGCTCGATAAGGTCTGTAGTGAAAAGTTTGAACCTTTCATTGACAAGTGCTATGAAGAACTTGCGGAATATGTAAATGCATATGCACAGAAAATGAAGATGAAGCGAGAGGCGATCGCCAATAAGGGGATCTGGACAGGTAAAAAGCATTACATCCTTAATGTGTGGAATAATGAGGGTGTTGCATATAAGGAGCCTAAACTAAAGATGATGGGCATTGAAGCTGTTAAGAGCTCCACTCCTCCAGCTTGTAAGGAAAGCATTAAAGAAGCACTTGGTATTATTATGAATCAGAACCAAGATGACTTGATCGAGTATATCGAAAACCTTAGATGTAAGTTCAACACACTACCCTTCGAAGAGATTGCCTTTCCTCGAAGCGTGAAAGAGATGAATAAGTATTATGATCCTGCGATGGGATACAAGAAGATTAGTAGATCTGGAGTGCCTATCCATGTTCGTGGAGCGTTGGTTTTCAACCATATGATTATGAAGCGCAAACTCCAACATCTTCATCAGCTGATCGGAGATGGTGATAAAATTAGATACTGCTACTTACTAGTACCCAATCATCTCCAAGAAAACGTTATTGCGACACCAGGTAAGCTGCCCACAGAACTAAACTTGAATCAATTTATAGACTATGATCAGCAGTTTCAGAAAGGATTCTTGGAACCCATTAACGCCATTGCTCAGGTTATTGGTTGGCAGACTGAACGAAGAGCATCATTAGAAGACTTTTTTGCATAGGAGAAATAAATGGCTTTTGAGATTAGCGACGATGATTTTGGATTCTCGGCAGTAAGTGAGGATGAGCTTAAACAGCTCGAGCGAGAGCTTCAACAAGTTGCAGAAAAAAACAGTGAAACAGCAATGGTAGCAGAAAGTAAACTGGATGCAATCTACAAAGCAGTTATCCCGCTTCTGAATAACCTAATGAAGAATCCGGAAAAGGAATACATCTATTGGCCAGACCGCCAAGTCAAAGTGAAGGCCTTCATGGAAAAACTGGAGAAAATATACAACTCATGAAATACGTAGCCTTTGTTTCTGGAATATCTCTCTCTGCTGTAGCTGCTTTTTATTCGGTCCTTGGTCTCACAAGTATCTTTGCAGGAGCATTTTGGGCAGTGGTGGTAATGGGAGCAACACTAGAAGTATCAAAAGTAGTGGCAACATCATGGCTGTTTCGTAACTGGTCAAAGGCATCTAAGTGGCTTAGAAATTATCTTATGGGAGCAGTGATTGTTCTGTCCCTAATTACCTCTCTCGGTATCTTTGGGTTTCTCTCAAAGGCTCATAGCAATCAAACTATGTTGACGTCGGATCAGTATGGACAGATACTGATTCTTGACGAGCAAATTCTCATAGCAAAGGACGATATTGAACGCACAAAGAAAGCACTTAGACAGTTAGATGTTAATGTGGAGCAATTACAGACAAAGGGACCTGAGTTCGCTGATCAGGCAAATAAATTGCAGTTATCTCAGCGTCGGCAACAGACCGGTCTTGTTAACAATTTAAAGCAATCTCAATCCAGTTTGATAGATTTACAAAAGCAGCGTGCTTTGCTAAAAAGTGATGTAAAAGGTATAGAAGCTGAGGTTGGACCAATAAAATATATTGCAAGTTTTATTTACGGGGAAACAAGCCAAGATGTGTTGGAAAAGTCTGTAACATGGCTTATAATCATTATCATATTTGTCTTTGATCCTATGGCTCTTGCTTTGATCATGATTTCCAATATGAAAACCACCAAAACATACTATAAACGAAAGACAGGTATTATTAATAAAGTTAAGAAAACGATAGCAAAGAAGAAGAATGTTGTTGAGGTAGGTAAAAATTCTATTATGAGGATGTAACATGACCGACTTTTTTAGAGATATAGTAAAAGAAATTAAAGATGAAAACACTTCTATAGTGGCAGATGGAGAATCAAGTGCTGAATTTACTGGGTTTATCGACACAGGATCTTATATCCTTAATGCTGTTCTTAGTGGATCTATTTACGGTGGAGTCCCTAATAATAAAATCACTGCTTTTGCTGGGGAGTCTGCTACTGGTAAAACGTTTTTTGTTCTAGGAATTGTTAAACAATTTCTAATAGACAATCCTACCGGAGGAGTAATTTATTACGATACGGAGGCTGCAGTTACAAAAGAGATGATGGAGAAGAGAGATATTGATACCCGAAGGGTAATTGTGGCAGAACCTGATACGATTCAGAAGTTTAAGACCCATGCTCTAAAGGTATTGGAAGCATATCAAAAAAAGCCAAAAGAACAGCGACCTCCGATGTTAATGGTACTTGATAGTCTAGGACTTCTCTCCTCTGCAAAGGAAATGGAGGATAGTCTGGATGGTAAGGATGTGCGAGACATGACAAAGTCTCAGTTGATTAAAGGGGTTTTCAGGGTACTAACTCTCAAACTTGCGCAGGTACAAGTTCCAATGCTTGTTACCAATCACGTGTATGAGTTGGTAGGTTCATATGTTCCAACAAAAGAAATGGGTGGAGGATCAGGGTTAAAATATGCTGCCAGTACTATTGCTTTCCTCAGCAAAAAGAAGGAAAAGGATGGGGATGGAGACGTTATCGGAAATATCGTCAAAGTCAAAATGCACAAGTCCAGACTCTCTAGGGAAAACCAAGACGTCAGTGTGTTACTTACTTATGAAAAAGGCCTCGACCGATACTACGGTCTCCTCGACCTAGCAGAAAAATATAGTATCTTTAAAAAGGTCTCGACGAGATATGAACTTCCGGATGGTAAAACAGCCTTTGGTAAGCAGATTAATGCTGATCCAGAAAAGTATTTTACTGAGGAGGTGATGAAGAAATTGGACGAAGCAGCTAAACAAGAATTCAGTTATGGAGGTAGTTAATGGTACGTAAAACTGTGAAAAGAGAGTTGTCTCCTGGTACGGTGGTGGAGGAGGTTCTTCCTGCGGGTACAGAGATTACTGGGGAACAATCTAGTAAGGTTGTTCAATTTGATGGACTGTTTCCAACCTTGTTTGGAGAGATCAAGGTAAATGAGATTAATCTGCAAGCAATGGGGAAGGATATTCTAGCTTTAGCAGACGGTAAAGAAAACTATCAAGGAGGATGGACTTCATTCTTCGATCAGACAGATATCAGTGGGGTTACTGGTATGAATCTGCTCGCACAAATAGTTCTTGGAGTTGCTGCAGCTATGGTCAGGGAACAGAAAATTGCGGCAGATCTTGAAAAACCCAGTCTTCAAATGTGGGCTAGTGTGATTCGCAAAGATGGTTTTCATGGTATTCATAACCATGCGGGAAGTGTGGTATCGGGGACTTTTTATGTTAAGGTTGATGAGAACTCCTCTCCAATTACTTTCATGAATCCTACCCGCAATCTTCGCATGCATGAGCCAAAACCTAGAAGCAGAGAGGACCTCGGTCCCTTTAATAGTGAGATTGCTGTTATGCAACCTACACCAGGTCAAATGTATGTTTGGCCATCTTGGTTAGAGCATTTTGTGGACAAGCATCGTGGATCTGAACCACGTATTGCAGTATCATTTAATGTTGACTATCCATGGGACGTAGGTAATGCTGACCAAACAGATTCTCAGTAATTTACTGCAGAATGAGGATTACCTACGAAAGGTAATCCCCTTCCTAAAGGAACTATACTTTCAAACTCGAGTCGAGAGTAAACTCTACACCTGCATTGAAAATTACATCCAAAAGTATAATCATGCTCCTTCTAAAATAGCGCTTACTATTGAGCTTGATCAGATACGAGGTGTTTCTGAGGAAGAGTTTAAGGATCTAAAGCAATTAGTCGATGAAGTATATCTGGAGGGAGTGGATAAACAAGATACAGACTGGCTGGTAGATCAGACAGAGAAGTTTTGTAAGGATAGGGCTCTCTACAATGGTATTATGGAGTGTGTTGGAATTCTAAACGGTAAAGAGCAACGTTCTCCTGGAGAAATGCCGGATATCCTAGCCAATGCCCTAGCAGTTTCCTTTGATAATCATATTGGCCACGACTTCTTCGATGATGCTACTGATCGATATGAATTCTATCACCACAAAGAAAATCGTATACCATTTGACCTCGATTACTTTAATAAGATTACTGCCGGAGGGCTACCAAATAAAACCCTCAGCGTGGTTCTAGCTGGTACTGGTGTTGGAAAGTCTCTCTTCATGTGTCACTGCGCAGCTGCTCATTTATTAAAGGGATTCAATGTTCTCTACATTACGATGGAAATGGCAGAGCAAAAGATTGCAGAACGTATTGATGCAAATACGCTAAATGTAGCGTTAGATGAGCTGAAAGAGCTTCCTAAAGAAACGTATATGAAAAGGATCGAAAAAGCTCAATCGAGATCTAACGGAAAGCTGGTAATTAAGGAGTATCCGACAGCATCAGCAAACTCTTCACACTTTCGACATCTCTTAAACGAACTCCGTTTGAAGAAGAAATTTAGACCAGATATCATATACATTGACTATCTTAACATTTGTGCTTCTTCAAGAATGAAGCATGGAGCAGGGGTTAATTCATATACATACATTAAAGCAATTGCAGAGGAATTGAGAGGATTAGCTGTTGAGTATAATGTTCCTATTGTAACGGCAACACAGACTACAAGAAGTGGATTTAGCAATACTGATATTGGTTTGGAGGATACTTCAGAATCATTTGGATTGCCAGCTACTGCGGATTTAATGTTTGCGTTGATCACAACAGAAGAACTGCAAGCTCTTAATCAAGTTATGGTAAAGCAGCTAAAGAACCGTCATAGCGATCCAACAATCTACAAGAAGTTTGTTATTGGTATTGATAGATCGAGAATGAAGCTTTATGATGTAGAACAGTCAGCTCAAGATGATTTGATAGGAGAGGATCAGGATGATGAACCATTATTTGATCGCTCCAAACCTATCAGTCAAAAATTTCAAGGATTTGCATGACATTTTACTTAAAAACGTTTAGTCTATGGTTGCTATTGTTTCCTTGTCTTCTACTGTTCAACATTGGTAAAGTAGTTGTTCATTTTTTAATTTGGGTTTTCGATTTGCCAACTCGTGTATGGATTCTCTGCATGGCTTTACTATCTGAGTTCTCGGAAGAAGATGAGGAAGATGAGGATGAATCTAACATTTGAGGGATGTGGAACAGAAGCGCAAATAAAACTGTTAACTTTAGCAACAAATTACTTTGCTTCAGAACTTCTTTCAAGAAAAATTACAAACCATATGACCGTAAATATTATTGTGAGATCAAATATTAGAGAGCATGGCCTATGTGTTCCCGTTGGGTTTAACACCAAGAATATAGCGAGAGATTTTGATATTGAAATACGAAAGAAGAAAAGTATTAAGTCAATGATATCAACTCTTGCCCATGAGATGGTTCATGTTAAGCAATATGCACTGGGTGAAATGTGTGAGTTGGGTAGCCACTGGAAGGGTAGAAAGGTTGATACTCGAAAAACTGGGTATTATGATTTACCATGGGAAATAGAGGCCTTTGAAAAGGAGGCTACTTTATATAAGAAGTTTGTTGAGAAATACGGAAAGCCCAAAATCCATGAACATCGTGTCCACATGGGTATTTGAACCCTGGTTACATTCCAAAGGCAGTAGTCACAGTTGGGCAGTAGTTTCGGAAATGCTGGCGTGTATGAAGTGTTCATCACAACAAATACGCAAGTTTTATGGTAATCATATCATTTATACTGATAAACAAAGTTACCAATTTCTTTCGAGATTTATTGATAGTGACTTTGAAATTGTTCATGATGAGGTGTTCAAAAAGTATTCTTCCCATTTTTGGATTCTACCAAAAATAGCAACATACAAACTGCAAAGGTCTCCTTTCGTACATATAGACCTGGATTTCATTCCTCTTCAGTCTCTTTCCGAAAGAAAATTACGAGCAGATATCCTTTGTCAGGGATATGAGGATGTATCGGAAGATATAGCTAGCAATAAGGCATACACGCTATACCGACACAAAGATAAATTCATCCTCCCCTCATACATGTCGCGATATGATATAGGAAAGTTTCCATCTGTTAATGTTGGTCTTCTCTACATGCAGGATCTGGGATTTCGAGATTTATATGTTAATGAAGTAGAAAAATTCATTGATAGGAACCATCAAGCTATTGTGGAATGTGATATAGAAATGTGTGTAATAGAACAGCACATTCTTTCTTTTTTAATCAGAGAGCGTAATATGAGGGTGGAGACTCTCATTCCAATGAGATGGGATTTAGCAATTGATAACCCATGGTTTATTCATTTTGTGGGATACACATATAAGGGTAACCACTATCCACAAATGAAGGATATAAGGAATGAGATAATAGGTCCCTATATTGATCAGAATATTAGAGAAATTTCGCGAGAGTTGTGTGAATTGAAAGGTAATTATGCGCTGCGTAGCAACATGGAGCTTTGAACCATGGTTACAAAATAAAGGCAGTGTATGGAAGGATACAAAAGCCTTTCTTACGTGTGCAAAAATTGCTATAGAGCAGATCCATGACCTCTATGATAAACCGGTTATATACACGGATAGACTGGGTGTTGAGGTATTTACGGAGCTTACCTCTAAATGCACACCTATCGACACATATACTAATGTATTCGATGGAGTGCCTCTAAATCTCTGGGCTTATCCAAAGCTACTCACATATAATCAACAAGAAACTTCATTTTTTCATTTCGACTTAGACTTCCTCCTTCTCCATCCCATACCACCATCATACTGGAAAGCTGATATAGTAATACAGAACTACGAGGACTTAAAGCCTCAGCATATGAGGGAATACTATAACCTCGATCAGTATGGCGATCAATACCATCTTCCGAATGTACTGCGTAAAAATGATCTGGAGCTGATTCCTGCTGTCAATATGGGATTTGTTTATTTTCGGGATCCTGTTTTAGCTAAATTCTACTCCGATCTTGCTATTGAATTTATTACAGAAAACAGAAGCATACTGCAAACAGATAAGGCAGTACATATGTGTGTAATAGAGCAGCAAATCCTAGGTAATATTATCCATGATATGCGTTTAAAAACTATGGAGTTAATTAATTGGAAAGAACCAGACGATGCGTGGAGTCAAAATTTTGCTCATATATTTGGCAAAGAAAAGTTAACAGATCACTGGTCCAATGTCCTTAATTTAGCCAAACAGACCGGTAATATGTCAAATGTTGACTATATAGCTTCAATGCTGGATGATAGGAAAAGTTATGAAATTAACTAAATTACTCAAGAAATATTATATCGCATGCCTTAGTCACAAGAAAAAGGCAGAACGGAATATCTTTAACAAATTACTACGCAAGTCCTTAAAACAAAAACGCACCCATAGTGCACAGTGAGTGGATATGAAAAAAATACTTTTTAGTCTCTTGTTCGTCTCTCTACCAGTATTTGCTGCTCCTTTTGATGTTACCCTAAGGCATCCATGTGACACAACACAGATAGTTGCAGACTCTTTACTCAATAAGCACAATGAGTTGCCTATTGTATATTCGGAGATAATGGGGGACAATCAGCAACTAATTCAAATTACAGTTTGGTATAACAAAGATAAACGAACAGTTTCAGTGGTTCAGACATCCAAAACAGCAAAGGTGAGCTGTATCATTGCTGTGGGTGAGCAAGCAGAAGTAGTAAGTATTAAATAACTCGGTGTCGCCTAGCCTGGTAGCGCATCTGAGTATAATAAAGGAAATTCTCTCTGTGGCGTAACCTGGCAGCGTACTACGTTTGGGGCGTAGTGGTTCTGGTTCAAATCCAGACAGGGAGACCAATATGTAATGGTAGCAGAGGGTCCAAGGTTCAAATCCTACCATCGAGACCACTTTGAAGCCCCTATAGTTAAATGGTATAACATCGGTTTTGTAATCCGAGGTTCGCAGTTCGATTCTGTGTAGGGGCACCATATAAAACTCTTTGTAGTAGCTACAGCGGAACAACTGAAATGCTTGCCATTTCCGGAAAAAGCAAGTACCAGCCGTGAAGAGTAGGGCTACCATGGATTCAAGCGCCGTACAGAGAGCTTTTATGAGTTTCCTTCAAGCAACTAAATATCTACATGGAATATATCTCCGATGTCGATGTTTATCATAATATCGACCTAAACCATCTGTGGATCTATGATAAACTGATCCTCTCTAAGAAGTTGGGCTACCTCTGCGGTCCTTCTGGTATACCTGTGCCTACAGATGCTTGGTATATTGTGAGACCAATAACAAATATTCATATGATGGGAAAGGGTGCATACCGAGCGTTTTTGACTCCCACATCTTGTAATATTCCAGATGGATATTTTTGGTGTGAGATGTTTGAGGGTAGACATTTTTCAATTGATTATTTTTGGGGTGTACAGCATCTAACGGTAGAGGGAATAAAGCGTACTGATAGATTAGACAGATTTTATAAATGGACGAAGATAGATTTCAATTTCACTCTACCAGACTGTTTAAAAGAGGTGGCTGTTGTCAACAAGTGGTTGAATATAGAAATGATTGATGGTAATATTATTGAAGCTCATATGAGATTTAATGATGATTTTCGAAATCACAATGGAAGTGAAATCTTTCCAGTGTGGAAAGATGATCCCAGCTTTGTTGTTCCAGGAGCGGAATGGTATGAAAGCAAAGCTGCTGATCGATTGGGCTTCTGGGTAATGTCATAGAAAAATACATTCAGGAAGAATAGCAGTACCAAATAATACCACCGTGGTCTAATCGAATAAGGCAACGCTCTTCTAAAGCGTACGATGGGGGTTTGAATCCCTCCGGTGGTGCCAAACAACTTTAGGTGAACTTTTGATGGTTACTCGCTACAACGAAGACGGAAGTATTACTGATGGTACGTTTGATGATGTTAAAACAAGCTGCCGTGAGAGATTTGCAAATGGCATCCACAAATACACTATTAGCAAGATGTGGATAGAAACAACCAATCAAGAATTCCTATCAAGACTGGAGGACTGGATGAAAGAGCCTTGGGGCACATATCCACCTCTCCCTCCTAGAATGAAAAAATAAGCGATTGTGGTGGAATTGGTAGACACAGCAGACTTAAAATCTGCCGGCGCAAGCTGTGCGGGTTCGACTCCCGCCTTTCGCACCAATAATAAAGGATAACAAATGTTTAAACTAGATTTAGATGAAGTCAAAGAGTTCATTCAAAATACCTCCCCTTCCTCTAAAATCTATTTGGGATGCGATTCAGAAAGAATCCTCCATAAGAACATTTGGTACGCTGACTACACTGTAGCAGTAGTAATCCACAAAGATGGTAAACATGGCTGCAAACTATTTGGTGAAGTAATCAGAGAAAAAGACTTTGACCAAAAGGAAAATAAACCAAGATTTAGACTTATGAATGAAGTGTATAAAGTATCGGAACTATACCTAAACTTAGCAGAATGCTTTGGCAATAGGCATGTAGAAGTTCACCTTGACATTAACCCAAATGAGATGTATGGTTCTAGTTGTGTAATCAATGAGGCAATTGGATATATTAGAGGCACTTGTAATGTAATTCCAATGGTAAAGCCAAAAGCATTTGCTGCTACTTGTGCTGCCGATCGCTACAAGGAAGTTAGAAATATCCGATCGGTGTGATAGAAATATAATAATGGATTAAAATCCATAATTCAGGGAAACTATTGATAAGTATCCATGCGGTACTTAACTCCTCAACATGAAAAGGAAGAAAAATGAAAACAGTAGGTGATAAGATTAGTGAATTTGTAGTAACTGGTGTCAATCCTGGTAGCGACCAATTCTTTGACATCACAGAAAAGTCTTTTGAAGGTAAATGGAAAGTTATTGTATTCTATCCAAAAGATTTCACATTTGTATGCCCAACTGAGATCGTTGCATATGATAAGTTGTTCCAAGACTTTGCAGATCGCGATGCCGTCCTTCTGACAGGTTCTACAGATAACGAATTCTGTAAACTTGCTTGGCAGCGTCATCATGAGGATCTCTCCAAGATCAAACATATTCAGTTTGCTGACACTCAGCGTCGTAATGCAGATTACGATACTCTGAGTCTTGCTGATCAACTTGGTGTATTCTTTGCACCTGCAGGCGCAGCACTTCGCGCAACATTTATTGTTGATCCTGATAATGTGATTCAGCACGTAACAGTTAATAACCTCAACGTTGGTCGCAGTCCAGATGAAACATTGCGTATTCTCGACGCACTTCAGACTGGCGAACTCTGCGCATGTAACCGTGCTGTGGGTGGAGAGACCCTATAATCATGTTAGAGACCATCTGTGATACAATGGTCGAAGCTTACCGTCGCAATTGGATTACTAGTCGCGACGGTAACGTAAGCATTCGGCATCATGATAGAGACCATTTTTACATCACTCCATCTGGTGTGCGGAAACAGACTTTGCAACCGGATCAGTTCAAGAAGATCGGCATTGTAGAAGGATTTTATGGTCAACCTCCTCGTTTAGAGCATAATTATGAAGTACGTGATTACACAGACATTAGTAAAAATCTGAAACCTAGTGGTGAGATTCCATTGCATTTTGGATTGCAAAAAGAGTTGGGGCAGCACTCTAGTGATGTGAGGGTTGTAATGCATTTTCATCCAACTTACTGTGTAGCTGCGATGCATGCTGGGATTGAGCTTGCAGACCTAACAAAAGATTTCCCCGAGCTATCGCGGTATACGAAGGTTGCTTCAAATGTAGGAGATGTTCCTCCAATCAGTCAAGAACTTGCCGATCGCTGTTTTGAAAATCTTAAATTGGATAAAAATGGCTTCGTAAAATATGATATTGTTGGAATCAAAGGTCACGGTGTAGTGAGTATCGATACTTCACCGTGGAGGGCTTTTGAACACATTGAACGGCTTGAGCATATTTGTCAAATAGTACTAGTTTCGAAAGGATACACAAATGCAGTGGGTTGATACACTTAAAGAAGGGTTACCAGATTATGCAAAGGACACCCGCCTTAATATCGATGCAGTAATTAAACGTAGTGCGCTTGATCCAGAGATGGTTGAGTATGTGGCACTAGCTGCAACATTTGCTACTGGTAATACAAAGCTCTGGACATGGATTGCTAGTCAACTTACCAACGAGACCGAAAAGAATGCCGCACTCACAGCAGCTTCTTTAATGGGTATGAATAATGTGTGGTATCCGTATGTCGAGATGGCAGAAGATGAGCAATTAACAGGTCTACCTGCTCAGCTTCGTATGAATGCTATTGCTACGCATGGCGGTACAACAAAGGCTAGATTCGAAGCTTACAGTCTAGCTGCATCAATTGTTGGTAAATGTCACTTCTGTGTCAAAGCTCACTACAATACTTTGAAAAAAGAAGGGTACACTGTTGAACAATTGAGAGATTTAGGTAGAATATCATCAGTGATTGCAGCAGTATCTAAGATCATGGTTTAATCATGCCCTGGTAGCTCAGTTGGTCAGAGCAGGCGACTCATAATCGCTTGGTCGGGGGTTCAAGTCCCTCCCGGGGTACCAAACACTAGTCCCTCCTAGCGAGGGACTTTTCATATGACCTTAATGGTTGACTATTTACTTATTTGTGGTATAATAATCATATGAACCGTGAGGAATCAATATGATTAAAAATACTGATGTTAGAGTAAAAAGTAGAGAGACCATATTTGTTTCACGCCAACTTCTATATGGGCGCAGTAAGCGTATTAGTTATGTAAAGACAGCGATCGCTCTGATAGATAGGTCATTACCTGAATTCCGTAAACTACTCAATCTTCCTGATCTGTTGGTTTTTAGGATCAGTAGAATGAAAGGTAAATATGCAGGGAAGTATTGTAGTGGAGATAATGTGGTATGGCTTTCACCTCTCGCTAAGTGGGAGCAGTTACTAGAAACTATTGCCCATGAGCTTGTCCATGCTGAACAATATCATCAGAAACGATTATCTTCTGTTTTCCTAGATCGTACAGGTTGGGTGCTTCAGTGGAATGGAGATCTTAATTATTCTAAGGGTACTACATATAATTCATATCGTAAACAGCCTTGGGAAATAGAAGCTTTTGATCGGCAGGGGCCTCTTGCAGATCAGATCAAACAATACTTTGAAAGAGAAGGAATTACACTATGAAATACACAGTAGCATTGGAAGAAAATGAGGACGGTGAGCTTGTACTGCCTGTTACCCAAGCAATCCTCGATGAGGTAGGTTGGAAAGAGGGAGATACGCTAGTGTGGTCAGATAATGGGGATGGCACATTTACGTTGACCCGCAAACCTCAGGAAACAGAGCTTGTGATGGTGGAAGCAATATCTCAGTTTCGTATGAGATATTGCGTAGAGGTTCCCAAAGGAAAACGTGAATATGCGCTTGATACTGTGGTGATGGAAGAGGCTAAGGAATTCTCACAGTTGTCTCTTGGGGAAACTATTGTTTCCGATCGTATCGTTTCATTAGAAGATGCAATCCAATTGTTCAGAGAGGAACACAATTATCTTACATCGTGGTCTGATGAACAGATTATCGGCTTCTGCATTACCAAAATCAATGGCAGTTGAAATATACGAGAATTTTTTGGAGATCAAGCTGCTAGATGAGTTGAGGAGATATCAAACAAACCTTCTCAAATCTAAGCAGCATAGTTTATTTACTAATATGACCTGGGAGCAGACGATAGTTCTTGAAAGTGCTCCGGTTTTAATTCATACTTTGGCCAGCGACACCACTTTATATGAACAAATACATCAAACAATTACAACAAAGATTGAAATGCTGCCAAAGCATATCATGCTCTACACATGGACTCGATTTAGCTATATTCCATGGCATAATGATTGGACCCACAAAGCAGGTCTTACAGTATATTTAAATAAATCCAAAACTGTTAATTCAGGTGGTATTTTCTTGTATAAAGAAGATGAACAAATTAAAGGAATTGCTCCGGAAGGAAATCAAGCAGTCCTAGTACGAGGTGGTGTTGAACATTGTGTTACCCCAGTTATAAGTACAGGAGTACTTCGTAATACACTACAAGTGTTCTTTTAAATGAAAAATAATGTAACCTTTGTAACCGGTATTTGGGACATGGGTCGTGATCAGCTTACGGATGGGTTTGGTCGACCTTTCTCACATTATCTTGAGCGTTTTGAGCGCCTTCTCAATCTGAATATCAACTTAGTGGTCTTTGGGCCCAAACAGTTGGAAAATATAGTTTTGGCAAGGAGCTCTCGCAACAGAACTTTCTTCAAGCAAAAAGAACTTTCTGACTTCGATTCTTGGTTTCCTTTCTTCGATAAGGTGGATCAGCTCCGCACAAGCAGCGAGTGGCTATATGATCAGCCGACATGGCTATACCAATCCCCTCAAGCAGCTCTGAAGTATTACAATCCCGTTATCATGTCTAAGTTTTTTATGTTGAATGATGCAATGTATTTTGATGGACATGCATCAGATTATTATTTTTGGATAGATGGTGGATTAATTAATACTGTCCCAGCAGAGAAAATAGTAAATGCTAATTATACTCCTGAATATCTAAAAGCCAATAATGCTGAGGATAAACTTCTATTCCTCAGCTTTGATTATCAAGGTAGTCATGAGATTCACGGATTTAAACGAGAGGGATTGGAAACCTTCTGTGGGAAGAAGACAACGAGAGTTCCTCGAGGAGGATTTTTTGGTGGTAGAAAGGATATTGTTAGATCATTTAATCCACGATACTATGATCACCTAAGTCAGTCTCTTCATGCTGGTTATATGGGAACTGAAGAGAGCGTGTTTTGTATTCTTGATGCAAAATATCCAGAAGACATCCACCATTTTAATGTGGATGGGGGAGCATTGTATCCCTTTTTTAATCATTTGCAGCAACACCAAGTACCAGAAGAAACGGTCAAAGTGTATGATCGTTCCTTTGATCAATTGAAGACCGCAATCTATATTCTCACATTCAATAGTCCAGAACAAACAGAGTGGTTGCTAAGATCATTTGAGTTGGCAGATCCCAATTTTATTATCAAACCAGATATTTTTCTTATCGATAATTCAACGAATAAAAATACTACCCTTTCCTATCAAAAGCTTTGTAAACAGTATGGGATCACATATCTAAAGCAAAAGGAAAACATAGGAATTACTGGGGGCAGACTATTTGCAGCAAAGCATTTTCATCAAAATGACTATGACTATTATCTATTTTTTGAAGATGATATGATGCTCCATGCACCATCATATACTACTTGTAATGCAGGATATCCTTCTTACAAAACTAATCTGTTTAACAAGACACTACACATCATCCATGAGGAAAAATATGATTTTTTGAAGCTGAGTTTTTCCGAATTTTATGGAACAAACAAGAAGCAATGGGCATGGTATAATATCGATGATCATATTAGAGAGAAGTGGTTTCCAGACCATCCAACCAAACACAACTATGCCGAGGCTCCAGAAACGATCTTTGGACCGAAAAAATCCTACCAAGATGTTGACTATATGGAGGGAGAGTGCTATTATTGTAATTGGCCTTTGTGGTTTTCAAGAGAGGGTAATTATAAGGTCTTCATTGAACCTGGTAACAGTTATCCATCCGAACAATGGGTTATGAAGAATACATTCTACTTGCAACGAGAGGGATATGTTAAAGCAGCAATACTACAACTGTCTCCCATCAATCATTATAGATTTGCTCACTATGAGCAAGAAGAGAGGAAAGAAGTATGACGTGGACCTTTGATTTTGAAATGCCTACAACAAAGCTGAAGGATCAAGATCTTACGGATTTTAATATCCATGAATGTTTTCTGTGGAAAGAGGCAACAACGGAAGATGATTTAAAATTTGCAGCTGATCTGATTATAGATCAACATGCAACAATTGGTAATGATAATACTGTGAAAAAGGATATTCGCAATCACCTTATAGGGGAAGAAATAGAGATTGATGCAAAAAGTGGGTCCTTTTTCATGTTGCTCAAGGAAAGGATCAACTCGGTAAATTTCTTTCACTATAATTATCGTCTGTGGTCTGTAGAAGCACTCCTACCCTGTAAATATGATGAAAATCATTTTTATAAGATGCATAGTGATCGTATTATGCAAAAATCTAACGTTGAACGAAAAATGACGGTTTTGATAGGTCTTACTAATGAGTCAGCATATCAGGGTGGCGAGGTAATTGTCTCAGCTTCGGGGAATGATAAATATTCCACGATTGTAAGGTTAAATCGGGGCGATATGCTTTTTATTCCATCGTTTGTTCCTTACAGTGTCTCTAAAATAAAAAGTGGCAGCAATCAAATGTTAATATCTTGGGTACTAGGTCCCAAGTTTGTATAAAATAGGAGCAACCATGGACGCAGGATTAATTGCAAGCGCCTTTGATGAATTTAATACAACAAAGGGAAACGGCCCAACAGCCGAAGATGGCAGTATTCTTACTGGCCACATGTATCACAATGCATATTCACGAGTACTGGCTACACGATATCCAGCCTCTTTGCTTGAAGTTGGGGTAACGAGAGGACGATCAATTGCCGCTTGGAAAAAACTTCTTCCAGAGGCTCAAATTGCTGGTATTGACAAAGTTGATCCTTTAACCATTGATGATGGCTATGTTGGTCTTTTCCCAAGAGCACCAGATACTTCTACCTGGGACCTGTTTGTTGGTGACGCTACTCGTCGCTCCTTCACATCAACGATTCCCAATACATATGATATTATTGTTGATGATACCAACGCCACGTGGGAAGAGCGTTGTGCAATTTTCGATAACCTGATTGACAAATGCAACAACATTTATGTGTTGGAGAGTATTCAGGGTGCCCGCCATGAGCGATTTATTCGCAATATGGTTAAAGCTAAAGGTTATACTAATATTCTAACATTTGATTCTCGTTTGCAGGGAATGATTGCATACAGTGGTGGTCCAGAAGAGTCGTTTACATATATGATGATGGTGGTGATTAAAGATGATTCTGTGCAATTGGCGGGGTAAGATTGGATATGGTGATATAATTTCGCCAATTTGTTATGCGCATAACATTGCATCTAGACTAGAAACACCTTTTTATCTGAACTTTCACTGGCCCTTTTCTAAGGGCCATAAAATTAATCAGCACGATCCTGAGACCCTATATGATCGTGCTGATATTGTTGCATCTTACTGTGTTCCAGCTGATGTAAAAATCAATCATATCTTCAATTCTTCTCTCCCCTACAATCACAATGCTTACAGCTTTGTCGATGGGTTACATAATCATTGGTACTCTAAAATTACCAATCTACCAGTCAATCAATATAAAATAGTGGTTTGTGGCACACATCATAATGAAATTCCGTTAGATCAATATGGTAAGCCATGGAAGGATCCAGTAGGTCCTAAGGAATGGAGAAAGTTGGTAACTGATCTTTCAGTGGATCATCTACCTGTAGAGGTCAGCTATCGGACACCACTAAAAGATCTAATAGAGGAGCTTTCCACATCATCGTTGTATATTGGGTATCATGGATCTGCTGCATGGGTAGCAAGATTCATTGGAATTCCATCTATCATCTTTTCTTCCAACACCGACCTCACTCGAATGAGTTTTATGGGGGCTTTAGTCAAAGCAACAATGGAAAGCACATTTGTTCATTCTATAAATCAATATCGAACCATTAGTTTAGAAAAACTCAATACCTTTCAAAGGCAGTTTATGAATTATCAAATACCTTCCAAATTAATTAAAGAGCTGAGAACAACATGAAAATTTTTATTGGTTATGATTCTCGTGAGCATATAGCAGCAGAAGTCTGTAGGTTTTCAATTCTTAGAAAAAATCCTAATTTGGATGTAACATTCCTTAAGACGGATTCCATACCCGAATACACTCGGCCTCGTGAGTTGCAGCAATCAACGGATTTTACATATACAAGATTTCTAGTTCCATACTTATCCAACTTCAAAGGATATTCCTTATTTGTTGATTGTGATTTCCTATTTCTTGATGATCCGGAAGAGTTATTAAAATACATAACCACCGACCACGCTATTGCAGTTTGTAAGCATCCCTCCTATGTTCCCAGAACAGCTATGAAGATGGATGGTATCAAACAAACAAATATTAACCGTAAGAATTGGGCAAGCTTGATATTGTATAACAACGAGCACAGTTTTAATAGAATTCTTACTCCTGATTATATTAACACAATAAAACCAGGAAGATTGCTGCATCAGCTGTTCTGGTTGAGAGATGAGTTGATATCATCAATTCCACTAGATTGGAACTGTTTGGATGATTATTATTACTTGGAGCAACCCAAAGCAATCCATTATACAGATGGAGGACCATGGTTTCCAAATTATCAAAAGACGTGCTACTCATCACTATGGAAAGCAGTTTATGACCTCTACAAACACGATACTGAATTTAACTGATCAATACACACAGCTACATAAAGATCCTTCTATTTTTAGAGGATATTCACTATCCGAACATATCCCAGCAATTCAAACCATAGTACAAAATAGCAATATCAAGACGTTGTTGGATTATGGCTGCGGTAAAGCTGAGATGTATGATCTTCATAGATTAAGACAATTGTGGAAATTGGATTCCATTTCATTATATGATATTGGAGTTCCCAAGTACACCTCAAAGCCTGTGGGACGGTTTGATATGACGGTTTGTGTAGATGTTCTTGAGCATATTCCATTGGAGCTTTTAGATCAGACAATGGATGAGTTGAATAAATATACCAGCAAAGTTCTATATCTTTGTGTCAGTTGCCACCCTGCATCAAAGAAACTTCCTGATGGAAGGAATGCACATCTGAATGTACAAACAAAGGAGTGGTGGAAGCAAAGAATTAAACAAATGGATGTTTACACCAAACTCACCTTTTCATGATCAATATCATCCTCACATATTATAATGAACCTCACTTCCTTAAGTGGTGGCATTATAAAATAAATCAGTATAACGAGCATGTTCCAAACAGCTGTATGCTGACAATTGTTGATGATGGATCTATGGAGCAGCCTGCATCTAATTTCTTCAACAATGTATCCAAAGCCCATTGCAGTCTCTATCGAATCACCGAAGATATAGGCTTTAATAGCCATGGAGCTCGTAACCTCGCTATGAGATTGACTGATACCAAATGGAACTTCCTATCTGATATTGATAGACGGTATTATGATGAATCAATGTATGATATCTTTCGCAAAGTGAAGGAGGATTCCCTCGATCCATCCATCTACTATCGTTTCGTTCCAGTTAATGAAAGGTGGCCCACATCTATTAACGACTTTATTGTAGCTAAGGAATTATTTTGGAAGACTGGTGGGTATGATGAGGAGTTTGCCAATTGTCATTGGGGAGATAGATTATTTTTTGAGAATTTAGATCAATTTGCACAGCCATCTTTGGATCAAAAATGGGTTATCAAATATATGAGGAATGCGAGACACGTGGAGTATTCAGATACATTTAAGACTCTATATCCAGACGATAATACTCTTATTCATCCTAATGTATGGAAAAATGATAGGTTAAGAACTGGTTTAGTAAACTATGTTTCTGAGAGAAATAAATACGAGCACATGAGACAAAGAAAACCCATTATCCAATACTCTTGGGAAAGAATATTCTAGATGTACTTAGAAGAAAAACTAACACCAGAATCCAAACTCACCCACCTCGAGCATGTTGAGGATCACTTCTTGAATAGTGGCCATAGCGGCTATCATCATGGGGTTAACAACCTACAATCGGTTAAGGATCACCTTCAAGGTAAGCAATCAGCTGCAACCATCTCAACGAAATACGATGGTAGTCCTTCTATAGTTTTTGGTCGTCATCCAGATACTGGTAGATTTTTTGTTGGATCCAAATCTGTGTTTAATGTGGAACCTAAAATCAACTACAGTGAAGAGGATATTGACAGAAATCATGGCCATGCCCCTGGATTAGCACAAAAGCTGAAACATGCTCTTAGACATCTACCAAAAGTAACCCCGCCCACTGGAGTGTTCCAGGGGGATGTGATGTATTCGAGAGAAAAGGAAGGAGATGATGTTACTGAAAAGGATGGAAAATATCACTTCACTCCAAATACCATCACATACTCAACAGATAAAAATTCCGAACATGGTAAGGCTATCAAAAAAGCTAAATTTGGTGTTGTGGTGCATACGGCCTATAAGGGTAAAAGTTTTGATAAGTTGGAGGCGGAATATAATCCAGAGATTCGAGATTTCCAATCGCATCCAGATGTTCATGTCATTTCGTCAGCGTTCAAACCATCGAAAAAGCTTTCTCCTCAAAAGTCAAAACAAGTTGAATCGCATATTGCCGAGGCTGATAAAGCAATAGGGAAGTTTGATGTAAATCCACATCCGAGCGTCTCAGATCATCACAGCGACCTCAAATCATATATCAATCAGCAGATTGTTGCTAGTGCAAAGCCAACAGTAGAAGGCTACAAGAAGTGGGCCACTGACAAAGCGATCAAAGAGGCTTCAAAGGTCAAGACTCCAGCAGTAAAGGCTGCAAAGTTGGCAAAGCATCAAACAAGAATGAATGTTGTGGATCAGAACAGAGGACACTTTCAAGCTGCCATTGATACTCACCATCATCTCCAACAAGCAAAGGGGATTTTGGTCGATCATATGTCTTCATCTTCAGAGTTTGAAACATCAGTGAATGGTAAAAAAGTAAAACCAGAGGGCTTTGTTAGTGTTATTAACAATAGACCAACCAAGCTCGTGGATAGGGAAGAGTTTAGTAGAACTAACGCTTTGATATCAAAGAATAGAAAAGAGCAAGCCCCAGAAGAGACAAGAAAGGGAAGGCATATTACGATCAGCTACGGTCGGATGAATCCCCCACATACAGGTCATCAGCTTCTTGCAAAGAAATTAATCGACAATGCTAATGAAGAGGGCGGAGATCATCTTCTCGTTCTTTCTCACTCAACTGATCCCAAAAAGAATCCACTAACTCCTGAACAGAAGCTAAAGCACGCAAAGAGACTGTTCCCGGAAAACAATATCAAGGTATCGGACAGTAATAGTCCTACTCTTCTCCATCATCTAGCAAATCTGCATGCAAAAGGATATGAACATGCTACTGTGGTAGCTGGATCCGATAGAGTACCAGAGTTCGAAAAGCTAGTTAATAAATACAATGGAGTGAAGGGATCGCATGGATTCTACAACTTCAAAACAATCAAGATTGCTAGCAGTGGAGAAAGAGATCCAGATTCAGATGAAGCAGAAGGTAACTCTGCTTCTAAGATGAGAGGGCATGTCACAAATAATGACTTCCCCAAGTTCAAAAAAGGTTTACCTTCCCACGTATCAGATCAACACGCTAAAGAACTTTATAATGATGTAAAGAATGGCATGAAGTAATTGGAGATTTAATGAATTATGCAAATGTGACGTGGGGGAATTCTCACCGTTTCCCTAACTATATTGGTAGATCCTATCCCCCCTTAAAAGATACAGACTTCACTCTGGCATTTTATGGAAGCCATAATGCCTCCTTTACAATTGCAAAGGGTGGTCAGATTTTAGAGGTACTGGAGTTCGAGCGCTTTATTAACTACAAAAATGCTGGTGCTGCCCAGTATAAAACCCCATTACAGGAAAATATTATTCCTCTTGTAGATGGTGTGCAGAAATACTTTGAAAACAAGTACCAAGCCTTTACATACAAATATGTTCTCTATCAAAATACTTCCGTAATTATAGATGGTATTGTGGTGGATGTACATAATATATTTCCTACATCCCATTATATCGACTGTCTCCACCACTACTCCCATGCAGCAGGATGTTTCTATCAATCACCCTTCGAAGCTGCTCTTACGATCACTAGCGATGGAGGTGGAAATGATGGGGTGTTTAATGTGTTTTATTGTGAACGCGGTGAAGAACCTAAGTTCATAACTGAATATCCATTAGACCTAGGTTTCCCATACATGAGCTTTGGTGAATACTTGGGGGACATCAAGAGGGAATCCACTCTTGCTGATGGTAATCTCGTATATTCTGGTAAAATCATGGGTCTTGTATCATATGGTAAAGTTAGAGAGGAGTGGGTTGAACCCATGAAGAAATATTATCTCTCGCTTCCAAGTGGAGAGACATATGCAGATTTAATCCAGCTGCTTGGTAAGCAGATGGGAATAGTATTTGATACTGAGAATAGATTATCTGGCCGAACAGCTTACGATGTTGCCGCTACATCACAGTTTGTGTTCGAAACTATTTTGTTTGAATGTATTGATCAGCATGTAGAAGGATATCCTAATCTTCCCCTATGCTTTGCTGGGGGTTGTGCTCTCAATATTCTAGCAAATACCGCAATGTCAACTAGATATGGTAGAGAGGTATTTGTTGGACCTAACCCCAATGATTGTGGTCTTTCGTTGGGAATGATGCTAAGTGTCCTAAAACCAGAACAACCCTTTAATGCAACCTACAGTGGCCCCATGTTATTTGATACTCAGATGCTGCCCTACTATATCCACGAACGACCCTATACTCTTCAAAATCTCAATGTTGAATATCTTGCAGAAAAGATTGCTGACGGTAAAATAGTGGGAGTAGCTAGAGGTCGTGCTGAGCATGGACCAAGAGCTCTGGGTAATAGAAGTATTCTTTGTAATCCTGCTATAGCAGATATGAAAGACATTCTTAATAAGAAAATAAAAAATAGGGAATGGTATAGACCGTTTGCTCCGGTAGTTCGTATTGAGGATGTCAGTAAGTATTTTGAATGGGATAAGGAATGTAAATGGATGTCATTTGCTCCAATGGTCAGAGAGGAATATAGGAACAAATTACCATCTATTACACATGTAGATGGTACTGCAAGAGTACAGACCGTCCGCAGAGAAGATAATCCTTTCCTCTATGATTTGATAACTGCAGTAGGTAATCGTACGGGTTACTATGTCCTCTTAAATACCTCCTTTAACGTTGATGGCAAACCTATCCTTTCCACCATAAAAGATGCATTAACTATTTTTGATAACAAGGAAATGGATGTGTTGGTGATAGAGGATCAGCTGATCAGTAAATAAAATGGCCATCAGATTACCTTCTGATATTCCATTTTTCTATAGTCCATATTATTGGCCTCAAGAGCTTCCAAAGCCAGAGGCTAATAAATTCTATCTTGCTGTCAATGGTTGTCATAATGGTTCAATAGTAATAGCCAAAGGTAGTACAATTATTGAGCATCTAGAATTTGAAAGACTGCTGGGTATCAAAAACGTAGGTATAGCTGATTATCTTACCCCACCAAACAATCTCATCTTTCCTATATGGAAACGGATTATGCAGTTCCTCATGAACAAGCATAACATAGAGCTCTTTGATATCTGTTTCTATAATGCCACCTACAACATACTGACGGACAAGAAGCATTCAATACTTGATCTGATTCCCATTACACAAAGAATAGAGATACAGCATCACGTTGCTCATGCCATGGGTAGTCTCTACCAATCCCCATATAATGAAGCTTTATGTGTCACAGCAGATGGAGGTGGTAATGATGGTATATTCTATGTGTACAGGTGCTCTAAAGGTCACAATCCAAAGATGATTGTAGGAAGTCCATTAGATTTAGGACTTACATATGCTGCACTGGCGCACTATCTAAAGGAAATAAAACAAAAAGATTGGTTGAACGGTAACTTAGAATATCCAGGTAAGTTGATGGGGTTAGCGGCATATGGTACTGTAGTACAGCAGTGGATCCCAGAAATTAGAAAGTATGTATGTAACAAACCGGGAATGAGAACATACTATGATTATCACGTAATAGAGCAGCATATTGCGGAATTAGGAAAGCGGATAGGTATAACATTTGATAAAAACCGGAGAATAGAAGGTCAAATGTCATATGATCTAGCAGCTACATTTCAGCATGTATTGGAGCAAGTGTTCATGGAGATAATTTCTCCAATTGTAGAATATCATCAACTTCCTGTTTGCTTTTCAGGTGGGGTTGCATTAAACGTGTTACTAAATACGAAGCTAGCAAAGGTTTGTGATTTGTTTGTTGGACCAGCTCCTAACGATAGTGGGATAGCTCTTGGTGCAATGCTTCATTTCATTAAACCTCTGGAACCGTTTGACGGAACCTATAGTACTCTCGATCTACTAGATGATTACTTTTATAAATAAAGTTGCAGTAAGGCTACGGTAAACCTGCATGGAGAAAACATGGAGTCAACAGAAAAAAAAGTAGAACCTAAAAAGGTTGCTACCAAAAAGAAATCTACTAAGGATGATATCGTCCTTAACCCCACTTACAAATCAGAACTTTCTTCTGTGAATGAGCGAGTACTGTCAGTAGTACAACGTCTTCAGAGAGCAAGAAGCTTGAAAAGAAGAGAGCCCATTCTCCTTCTTAAAAAGCAAATAGCAAAGTTCAGACCTCATACAAAAAAACAACTAAAATTAAAAGCTTCGCAGATTGCAAAGAGCGCAGTTAGAGCTCGCTTTGCAGGATCGAGAGGTAAATCATACAGCACTCTTTCACTTGCTGATAGAGCAAGTGTTGATCGCCTAGTAGAGCCAAAAAAACAACTGGTAAGTCTTATCAAGCAACGCCTTGCTCCAAAACTCAGAGCTGCAGATATGAAGCGTCTATCTGCTGTACGATCTGGAAAACCAGCAAAAGGCATTAAAGCGTATATTAGCGGAACCATTAGTCAATCATATGAACCAAAGCTTCTGGATTCACTGTTTGAGAAATCAGAAGCTTCAGGAATTCCTTTTGAGTTTTTAGAAGAAGTATTCCTACGTGAAATGTATTCGTCTAATGATCAGGAAGTAGCGTTCAACAGAGTAAACTCCTTCATTAGAATGGGCAAATCATATTTGGAAACAGATGTTGATCTGGCAGAAAAACTAAGGGAGTTTACAGTTAAAGAAGAAGTGACGATAGAGAAACAATACTTCTTTGTCGAAGATGAGGAAATTGGAATGGCAGACTTCAATCAGTTCAGTGAAGCAACCTACCAAGGAAGAGAAGTATCTCTCAACAAACCTTCTGCTGGAGATGTAAAAAAATCTAAAGTATTTGTTCGTCATCCAGAAACTGGTAATGTTGTTAAAGTTAATTTTGGTGATAAGAATATGACGATTAAGAAGGACAATCCAGCAAGACGTAGATCGTTTAGAGCTCGCCACAACTGCGATAATCCTGGTCCCAAACATAAAGCACGGTATTGGTCGTGCAAGGCATGGTAAAAAATGGCTCAAAAACATATTCTTAAGCTAACGGAAACAGAAGCAGTATTGAAGTGCTACATTACCAACCCAGCTGGAGGTACTATTGATATTAGTCTGCAAACAGATCTAACTGGAGACGATGAGACGTTTATAGGTGATCCAATTGTAACAATTCAAGAAATATTTTGGGGTGCTAAGAAGGATAAGCAGATTGATCTCACTCGAATCGTTCCTTCTGATCCAACTGGAGTTCATGGTCACTATTATCTTACAAATTCTGGATCCTATGATTTTGTAGGATTTGTGGATAGCACCTATGCTAGTAAAGACATCAGAATAATTGGCGATGGAGCATTCCATGTCATTATCAAGCTTCGTAAAGTTCAAGGTTGGTCACATAATAATTAACTCTAAATACTAAAACCACAAAGGAGAAGTAAATGATCAAAGATATTCCCCCAGGTCTCGCTCACACAGTTAGAGACATCCTCAAGCAATCTACCGAAAAGTTCTTAGAGCAAAAGGCCGATGAGCAAGCTCGTTTGGCTGCTATTAGAGAGGGTAAGGCTCACACTGTTCCTACAACCGACAAAGAAAAAAAACTAGCTGCGCTTGCTGAACCCAAAGATAAAATCACCCATGCTGATGTTATGGTTGGTCGTGGCGTTAAAAGGGAAGAAGTTGAAGAGCTTGATGAATTATCAAAAGATACATTAACAAATTATAAAGATAGAGCAACCAAAGTCGCAAAACAATTAAAATGGGCTGCTCATTATAATTCTGGTGATGACTGGGAGGCAGCAGATAAATCGTATGATAAGCACCTCAAGCGTATGAAAGGTGTTAAAGCAGCAACAGCAAGACTTGCTAAAGAAGAAGTTGAAGAGATTGATGAAGCTGGTAACAAAATGTTCCCAGGTACACCAGAGTATGAGAAGAAGTTTGGTAAAGTTCCTCAGGAAATGAAAGCTGGCGAAAAGAAAAAGACATCTCAGGGTGAAATGAAGAAGACGGAGAAGGGTGTCCAGCATACACGTGCCTACGAAGAAGCAGAGGCTACTGAAGCTAATGTTGAGGAAGAGACCGATACACCAGGTAACTCGACACACCAATGCGCTGTTCATGTCAAACATGCAACATTTGGTGAAGGAAAGACACTATTCAGTCAGCATGCAGAACCCGATTGGAATGCTAATGGATATATTTCGTGGTACGATGTTATGTTTGAAGAGGGAATCAAGCGCGTAGAGACAACGGATCTGGACATCCTAGTCTCTGAATCGCACATGAGTCATAAGAAAAAGAAATAAAATTCAGGAGCTCTAAATGAGTAAACCATTTGGGTACGAAAAGTTTGTAAAGAATTACCAAAAGATCACTGGTAAGACGCCTGACCAGCGTGTGAAGGAGTTGGACGACTTTCAGAAAAAACTAGCCCAACAAAAAGCTGAGTTCGAAGCAAGACATGCTAAGAGTGAGCTTAAAGAATCCTATAATGATAATGACCTTTATTCTATCCATAAGGATACTAAAAAAGTAAAACATCTAGGCAACCCTTATCGTAACCCTGCTGCTAAGATGCACAAACAAAAACATGAAGCAGAAGGTCATAAGGTCGTAACTGGCAACGATCTTAACATGAAGAGAGTGTCATTTTCTGAAGAGAAGATGAAAGGTGAAGATCCTTGCTGGAAAGACTATGAGATGGTTGGCCACAAAATGAAGAACGGTAAGAAAGTTCCTAACTGTGTTCCAAAAGAGGAAACCTCGATGATTAAATTTAAATCCCATCTAAAAATAGAAGAGGCTGTTAGTTCTATTGAAAAAGCATTGCAGGATACTCCAAAAGGTCTTGAAATACACATGAAGCACAAGGAGACAGGTAAGATACAAAAGACTACTTTCCTGGGTACCCATAGTGCTGTTAAGGCTGCACATGATCACATTAAGCAAATGGGCAAGAAGGGTTATGAGTTCCATTCTCATAAACTAATCGAAGAAGCAGAATAAAATGCCAATAAAAGCGGGTAATGTCAAGGTTGGTACTAATAAGGAGCTGGAACATGAGCAGCCTCCTGAGCCAATCAATCGATCTAGTATAAGAGCTGGATCAATTGTTAGGAGAGCTCCCAAAGAAGTTGCTCCCCCTCCCGCTGAGCAGCCTCCAGTACCTCAACCAACAATTAGACCTGGACCTCCTCCAAAACCTAAACGTGTGCGGAGCGTAGCAGCAGATCCTAGAGAGGCGGTATTGGTAGTGAACGGTAAACAAATGAAGATTGGTAAGAAATCTAAATACCTACTCGACATGCTTTCATTGGATGAATAACTTTTTAAAGGAGCAAAAAAATGGCACTATGGGGTAAAAACGATCAATACAGTGATGCACCTAAGTTTGTAGTAGATGCAGCTACTGGACAAGATGGACAGGATCAATTTGGTAACACAGTATTTGGTGTAGACACAACAGAAGCTGGTGTTACACCTGTTACCCATGCTGGATGGGTAAGACGGGTGGAAGGTACTGGAGGTCGTGCTGGTCGTATTCAGTATGAGACTCTCGTAGCTACTGGAACTATTGCTGGGGATGCTACAGGTGGTGCAGGTAACACAACAGCTACAGCTAATAGCACTGGTACAGCTGACGATACATTATTCCCTGATTCCTAATTATGGCTGATAGAGCAAAAAAGATTTCTGAGCTTACGTCTCTGGCTGCTGCGGCTACTAATGATGTTGTAATCATTCTAGACTCGTCAGAGTCGGAGACTAAGTCTATATCTGTTGCTTCGTTGTTTGGCAGTGTCCCATCTAATACCACATTTGGTAACGCCGCTATCGTTTCTGCTAACACACTCGTTGTAAGAAACAAAACAACCCCAGCAAATAATTCGGTTACTGTGACTGAGGGAACAATTTTTTATGATGAAAACTATCTCTATGTTGCAATAGCTAACAATACCATTAGACGAGTGGCACTGAGTACATTTTAATGCACGACAAACTTGACGAAACAAATTTTTTATTGTATGCAGCAAAGCACTATGATAATCCTCAGTATTTTGATACTGTTGAGTTTTATGAAGACCTTAGCAGATTTAAATACATTAAGAGGTTATTAAACAAGTATGAGGAAACTGGGGATCTTAAGGAACGTTTAATTATTAATCATCTAGTGGTTTTATACAATGTGTTTGGTGCGGAGGCATGTACTCGTTTGCTTTTTCTTAAATTGAATGATCAGCTGCATCTGATAAAGCCCTTTTTGTTGATGATGGGAACGCTTCCAAATGTAGTAAGAAATATAGGTTTAACTGGTAGTGACATAACAACAGATGATATAGTTTCAGATACAACCATAGAAGAGATACTAAGACAATTATGATCGATCCTAAATTAGATTCCCATTATGTTCATATGATGCTACAAAGGCTATCTACTCCCTTTAAGGATTGGCCAGCATATCAAATGGGTATTATTGATATCAAAGGCAATATTCTAAAGGAGCGTGACGAACTGTCGGATGAGCAGCTAAAGAATTGGACATTATTGGATCTCCTTGCTTGTAATTTAAGAAGAGATCTTTATAAAGTAGCTGGAGCAAAACAAAAATTATCGTCTATGCAAATGGCCCTCAGCTATTTAAAACAAACAACAACCAAGGCAGCATCATCAGAAGTGGGATTGAAAAGACAGCAAGGACAACTCTTCAAATTCACTAAATACAACCCAGTGAAAGAAGATATTGCTAATGCAGTAGGAGGAGGTAATGTGGCAGGATTGGGTGTTGGTCCACAAGGTGAACCTCCAGTTTCAAAGGCAGCACTAATAAAAAGATCAATCCTCAATAAAAAGAAAAAGAACAATGGGGAAACAAAATAGTAGTGAGTCGTGGATAAATCGTAAATGGCGTCCAGCTATGGGCTGGATGTACATGACGGTTTGCATCTTTGACTTTATCTTATTTCCAATTATGTTTACAATAGTGCAGTTTTGGGAGTTCGAAGCTGCTAATGATGCATTTCGCCAATGGGAACCTATCACCATGACTGGTGCAGGTCTCTTTCATTTAGCGATGGGTGCTGTGCTTGGCATTACAGCATGGTCGAGAGGTCAGGAAAAGATGACCTCGTCTTCGTTTGGACCTATGGGAATGGGTATGTCTCATAATCATTCATATAACAATGAGTATGTAAGTCAAACCCCAATTAAAAACAATAAACCCAAACATCAACCAAGACCTTCTCGCGACGATGATGATGAGGAAGCTGGGTTTGATCGCTTTGGGAACCCAATAGATTAAAGGAAGATACATATGGAACAATTCGACACAATAGCGAGGATAGCCGTGTTAGAAAATGAAGTTAAAAACATTGCCAAGACCGTAAACGATATTCAAACTGAACAGAAAGAAATGCACTCCTTTTTGGTAGATCGTATTTCCAAATTACATGATCGTATCAATGAGTTTGAGAGATGGAAGTGGATGATTATGGGTGGTGCCTGCGTTATAGGATTTTTAATTTCACAAGTAATTCGCTTTATCCCTAGTTGACATCTTTTTTGTTATGCAGTATAGTCCTCTTGTGAATAGGAGGATTCTATGTTCGAATATGTGGACCGCAAGTACATCTCCCTGATCTCAGGGAGATTGAAGCTGTTTAAGAAACAGACAGATAACCAATATAATTTCAGATGCCCATTCTGTGGTGATTCTCAAAGAGATAAACACAAGAAGCGTGGATATCTGATTATTTCCAAGGGGACATACTTCAAGTGCCACAATTGTGGTATAGCATGCAACTTTAGTAAATTTCTAGAGCATGTAGATCCTCTAATGCTTAAAGAGTATGATTTGGAAATATTCAGAGAGAAGAATGCGGAATACAAACCAGCACCTCTTGATATCAGCAAATTTATAACAAAGCCCTTCATTAAATACACCGAATTGAAGACGCTTAAAACGATTTCTCAGCTGCCCTCAGATCATCCAGCTAAATTGTATGTCATTAAGCGTCAAATCCCCTCAAAACACCATTATAAACTGTTTTATGCACCTAAATTTAAACAGTTTGTTAATCAGATAAAGCCACGGAGTTTTGTGTCTGAAGATGGTGATGAGCCAAGGTTGGTCATTCCACTTGTGGATAAGAGACAAAATTTAATTGGGTTGCAAGGCAGAAGCTTTGCAAAAAATTCTCCCCTTCGATATATTACTATTATTTTAGATCCAGAACACCCTAAGGTATTTGGACTAGACAGTATTGATCCCACTAAAAAAATCTATGTGGTTGAGGGGCCAATTGATTCCCTTTTTCTTCCTAATGCGATTGCCATGGCAGGTGCTTTTTCAGATATTAGTCGATTGAAGCTGCCTAAAGACAATGTTATTATCGTGTTTGATAATGAAAAGAGGAATAGGGAGATTGCCAAACTAGTGGAACAATTTGTGTATCAAGACTATAATGTATGTCTTTGGCCAGACTCTATACAGCAAAAGGACATCAATGATATGGTATTGAATGGGATGTCAATAAACGATATAGTATCGATTATAGATACTAACACATTTAGAGGATTGGAAGCACAATTGAGATTTTGTACATGGAGCAAGCTATGAAGGTTAATTTAATATCATATTCACAGATGGATAGGTTTCAAGATCATGAACTTCCCTTCACCCCCACAGAATTGGTTGCATATTGCGCAAGGGTATCTAATCCCTCCAATCAACTCAATCACGAGACTGCTGAAAAACTCATCCAATACCTCATCAAACATCAACACTGGTCGCCGTTGGAAATGGTCTCGGTCTGCATTGAAATTGAGACAACAAGAGATATTGCCAGACAAATCCTACGCCATCGCTCATTCTCATTTCAGGAATTCTCACAAAGGTATGCCGACCCAACTAAAGAGCTTAATTTTGTACTTCGAGATGCAAGACTCCAAGATACCAAGAATCGACAAAACAGCATAGAGTTGAACATCGATAATGATCAGCATCGCCAGCTAATGTATCAGTGGGAAATATTGCAAAGAGATATTATTGATAAGGTAAAAAATGCATATGAATGGGCAATTAGTAAGGGAATTGCAAAAGAGCAAGCTCGTGCGGTTTTACCTGAGGGACTCACGGTTTCACGCATGTATATGAACGGCACATTGAGATCTTGGATACACTATATAAGCCTACGGTCAGCAAATGGAACTCAGCTCGAACATCGGGAGATTGCCATAGCCTGTGCCAAAGTGATTGCAAGTATTTTCCCTTTAGCAACAACACTCGTTTCAGAGGAATAAATGGTCTTTTCTATCTACATCACAGCTGCATCAGTAGCAATTGCCTTTATGGCAGGATCCTATTTTGGATATGATTATGCTGATAGTAAGTGTGAGGCAGATAAACGACAAGCTCTACAATCAGCAGTCGAGCAGAGAGATCAACAGCAAGACAAATACAACCGAATGGCTGGTTGGTATGAGAAAAGACTTGCCAATGTTCGCAAACAAGAACGAGTGGTAACCAAAGTAGTGGAGAAAGAAATTGAAAAACCTGTCTATTCTCAGTGCATTATTCCTGATAGCGGGGTGCAGCTCCTTAACGACTCCGCCTCCTCCTTTAACTCCTCCAGAAGTTCCTCAAAGCCTGACGGCTAAATGTAGTGATATACCTCTTTTAGAAGAAAAACCAACATTACTGAAAGATTTATTGAAGTACACTGTTGAGTTACAAACGATTTACAAGGAATGTGCTACAAGGCACGATACACTATCTGAAACTGTACGAAAATAATAACAAGAGGTTTTTATGACTGAAGTAATACATGGCATTACTATTGATCGTTCACGTGATCAAATGTTTGATGGTTTAGGAATTAAGCGACTGCAAGAAAGTTATATGATGGAAGGAGAAACCTCACCTCAAGAAAGGTTTGCTTTTGTTTCCAAAGCTTTCTCATCTAATCCAGAGCATGCGCAGCGACTATATGATTATAGTAGCAGACATTGGCTCAGCTATTCAACTCCTGTGCTTTCTTTTGGTAGGAGTCGTCGTGGTCTCCCTATATCTTGTTTTTTACCTTTTCTTGAAGATACTGCAGAAGGGCTGGTCTCTACCCTCTCTGAAGTAAATTGGTTATCGATGCTAGGAGGAGGTGTTGGAATTGGTCTTGGAATTCGTTCGGCAGATGACAAATCGGTGGGTATTATGCCCCACCTACGCACGTACGATGCGTCTTCACTTGCTTATCGTCAAGGTCGCACTCGTCGCGGCAGTTACGCTGCTTACCTTGACATTAGCCACCCAGATATTCTTATATTTCTCGAGATGCGGAAGCCTACAGGCGATCCTAACATGCGAGCTCTCAATCTACACCATGGAATAAACATTACAGATGATTTCATGCGCATCATTGAAAAATGTATGCTGGATAAAGAAGCGGATGATAGTTGGGAGCTAAAAGATCCACATGATGGTACAGTTCGTGAGGTAGTTTCGGCAAGGGAGTTGTGGCAACGAATCATTGAAACAAGGATGATTACCGGTGAACCATATATTCACTTCATTGACACTAGTAATAAATCTATGCCACAGTTCCAAAAAGATCTCGGCCTGAAGATACGTCAATCCAATCTCTGCTCTGAGATTATCCTTCCCACAAATGGGGAACGTACTGCTGTATGCTGTCTTTCTTCTGTCAACTTGGAGTACTATGATGATTGGAAAAATCAACCACTTTTTCTTCGGGACGTGGCTGAAATGCTTGATAATGTTCTACAGTACTTCATTGACAATGCTCCTGATAGCATATCGCGAGCAAAATTTAGTGCTAGCCGTGAACGGTCTATTGGTATTGGTGCTCTCGGCTGGCATGCATATTTACAAAAAATGAATCTACCTTGGGAGTCTGCGCTTGCCACCAGTGCAAACCACAGAATATTCAAGCACATTAGAAAGGGATTGGACGAGGCAAATTTGCAACTTGGCCAAGAAAGAGGAGAAGCCCCTGATGCAATAGGTACAGGTAGGCGCTTTTCTCATATGATTGCAATCGCACCCAATGCATCCAGTAGCATTATTATGGGTAATACCAGTCCTAGCATTGAGCCATTTCGTGCAAACGCTTACCGACAAGATACCTTATCTGGATCATCGTTGAATAAAAACAAGTACTTGGATAAAATAATCAATGATGTATGTGCTCAAGATAGCAAATTGGATTATAATGATATCTGGTCTAGCATTATTGCTAATGATGGATCGGTACAACATTTGGAGTTCTTAGATGATAACACAAAATTTGTTTTCAAAACTGCAATGGAAATCGACCAGAGATGGGTTATACAGCATGCCGCTGATCGGCAGCAGTATATTGATCAGGCCCAATCACTTAACTTATTTTTTAGACCAGATGCAAACATCAAATACCTCCATGCTGTACACTTCCAGGCTTGGAAGCAAGGTCTGAAGACTTTATATTATTGCCGATCAGAAAAGATTGGTAAAGCAGATAAGGTAGCAAAGAAGATTGAGCGGGAAGTAATCAAAGAAATTGATATCAAAACGCTTGCAAGTTCTGATGATATTTGTTTAGCATGTGAGGGGTAAAATGACTATGACTATTGGTATCAATACAAAAACCAGATTAGCATGTATTACGCTAATTTATGCTTTAGCAGTGTGGTTTCCAATATTTGCATTGGCACAAAGTTCACAAAAATCTATCAACTACAACAATACACGAGTGCTCAGAGCTGTGGATGGGGATACGTTTGAACTCCGAGCATTATGGCTTCCTAGAGAGCTTGGTAATCGTTTGTATTTGAGAATTGAGGGGATTGATACCCCAGAACGCAAAGCCAAATGTGAAAAGGAGCGCATTGCAGCTAACAATGCAACCTATAGAGCAACGCAGCTACTACAGCAAGCAAAGCATGCGATGCCTCATGTTACGGGGTGGGACAAGTATGGAGGTAGAGTGGTGGGTGAACTATTGATTGATGGTATTCCTTTCAGTCAAATTATGATTAAAGAAGGCTATGCAAGACCATATAATGGTGGAGCTAAAAAATCCTGGTGTAACTAATGAAGACTATTTTTGTTACTATATCCTCGTATAGGGATCCCTTTCTAGAAACTACAGTTAATGAGCTGTTTAGTAAGGCTAAGCATAAAGAACGTTTAGTTGTGGGGATCGTTGATCAAAGCTATTCAAATGAAACATTTGAACTAAATAAGTTTCCCGATCACAAACACCAAATAAGATACTTTCGCATAGATCCAGAGCATGCAAGAGGAGCATGTTGGGCTAGGTCAGTTGGAATGTCCATGTACAATGGAGAAGATTATTTCTTTCAGATTGATGCTCACACTATATTTAAGCAGGATTGGGATGAGTACTTTATCAATCAGATAGAAGAACTGGAAACATGGCATGAGAAGCCATTGATTACAACATATCCATGTGCATTTCAAGTCAATAATAAAGATATCAAGGATCTTACTTTTCATGATATTGAGGGAGTGATTGCTCTGGCAGCAGATGAGAAGCTCGCCTTTAATAGTGAAGGGGATGATTATGTTGGATGTAGTATACACACACTTGGTATGGAGACACCAGTTCATGGATTCATGATAAGTGCCAACTGCTTGTTTGCTCCTGGAAGATTTGTTAATGAAGTTCCATATGATCCAGTCCTATTCTTCTCTGGGGAAGAGCACTCATTAGCATTGAGAGCATGGACTAGTGGCTGGAATATATTCTATACACCTAATGTGCCAATGTATCATTGCTATGAGAGGGAGTATAGGATTACTGTTTGGACGGACAATACAACGGAAGATCGTAAGCAGATTAAGTGGTGGGAAAGAGATGTGATCTCCAAACAACGCCTAACCAAGGTAATCAGAGGAGAAGATCTGGGAATTTATGGAATAGGTAAACAACGATCGCTAGCTGATTATATCAAATGGACGGGAATTGATTACCTCAATAGATACTTGGAAGACAAAGCAAAGAATGGGATGCATATCTTTCAAATGGATTATAGAAAACCTGTTATTGTACGATAGTGATAGAAACACCATTTGCAGTCCCCATAGGGATCTATGATGATTTGGCTATCGATCGCCAGCAATTGGTTGACGCAAGCTATAAGATGTTGGAAGAGAAGGGAAGTTCACATGAATGGTATTGTAATGTGGATTCAACCTTTGGAACGTTTAGACACATTCATACAATAGAACCATTTCAAAAAGCATCAAGAGTTATTATTGATAAAGCTACAAGTTTTGTGAGGGAAGTAGGTAAAAGCGTAGATGTAGGGATCAATTCTAGCTGGATCAATATAGCAAAATCCTTACATTACCAGGAGAGACACAATCATATCTCTCCTAACGTATCATTTGTGGGGGTGTATTATATACTGGTAAGTATCTGAGACCAGATATACGTATTCCATGTAGTCAGGGAAGACTAATCATCTTCCCCTCATGTCTTGATCATGAGTTTAAATCAATTGAAAGAGCAGTAGATAAGATCAGTTGGGCAATAAACTTCATTGTTAGGACATAATATGCATTATAGAAGTATTTTTATCTCCGATGTTCATCTTGGGACATTTGATTGTAAGGCAGAGCTGCTATTGGATTTTCTCAAAAAGAATACAAGTGACCATCTATATCTTGTGGGAGATATAATAGATGGTTGGAGAATCCAGCAAAACAAATGGAAATGGCATAAGTCTCACACTGAAGTTGTACGAAAAATATTGAAAATTAGTAAGAGGTCAAGAGTGACCTACGTGGCTGGTAATCATGATGAATTTCTGAGATCATTGATACCCTATGACCTTAGTTTTGGAAATATTGTTATAGAAAACCAATGCGTTCATGAAGGACTGGATGGTAAACGCTATCTAGTGACACATGGAGATTTATTTGATGGGATAACTAAACTAGCTCCCTGGCTGTCATTTTTAGGAGATAAAGCATATGACATTGTTCTTAATATTAATACTCAGTTTAACATTATTCGGCACCGTATGGGACTCGGTTACTGGAGCCTTAGCAGTTATCTCAAGAATAGAGTCAAGAAAGCAGTTGATTTCATTTTCAAATATGAAAAGAACCTTGCCGACTACTGCAAACGAAAAGGCTATGATGGAGTCATCTGTGGTCACATCCACACGCCAGAAATCAAAAAGATTGAAGAAGTCATCTACATGAACGATGGAGATTGGGTAGAGTCATGCTCTGCCCTTGTAGAACATATGGATGGAAGTTGGCAAATAATTAGATGGAGTCAGAATGACGGTAATATACGCACTGGTAGTAGTGATACTCAATAACATTACGCTAATTGATGTTTTACCTACTAAATCATTATGTGAATATTATGCTCAGAAGAAACCAGGTAGCATTTGTGTACCAGTGACAGTGGAAAACCCTGAAGAAGTGCAGAAACAACTACAAGCAATCAATACATTAGTACCATTAACAAAATAGGGGAACATATGTCAAAAAGCAATTTATTAGAAACAAGAGATTCATTTAAACCGTTTAATTATCCATTTGCATATGATGCATGGTTAAAGCATGAACAATCACATTGGCTTCATACCGAAGTTCCAATGTTGGAAGATGTAAAGGATTGGAAAAAGAAACTTACCGAGCAAGAGAAGCATTTTCTTACTAATATTTTTAGATTTTTTACACAAGGGGACATTGATGTGGCAGGAGGATATGTTAAAAACTATCTTCCATACTTCCCTCAACCAGAAGTCAGGATGATGTTGGCAGGCTTTGCAGCAAGAGAGGCGTTACACGTTGCAGCCTATTCACACCTCATTGAGACATTAGGTATGCCGGAAAAAACATATTCTGAATTCCTAGAGTATCAGGAAATGAGAGAGAAGCACGATTATATTACTGAGTTATCCTCTAAGAATGGTACTAAGGAATCTACAGCAACACACATTGCAGTATTTTCAGCCTTTACAGAAGGTATGCAACTATTCTCTTCATTCATTATGCTTCTCAACTTCCCCCGTCATGGTAAGATGAAAGGTATGGGTCAGATTGTCACCTGGAGTATCGTTGATGAAACTCAACATGCAGAAGCAATGATTAAGTTGTTTAGAACCTATATTGAAGAGAATAAAGAGATCTGGAATGATAGTCTTAAAGCTAAGATCTACACCATCGCAGAACGTATGGTTGAACTGGAGGATAAATTCATTGATCTTTCGTTTGGCACTGGGGGTATCGAAGGCCTAACATCGGAAGAAGTCAAAGAATATATTAGATACATAGCTGACAGGAGGTTGATCAGCTTAGGGTTGAAGGGCATCTTCAAGCGTAAGAAGAATCCACTTCCATGGGTAGAAGAGATGATTAACAGCCCAGTTCATACCAACTTCTTTGAGAATAGAGCAACAGATTATGCAAAGGGAGCACTATCGGGAAAGTGGGATGACGTCTGGGCATAAGAAAGGATAAGGAATGTCAATTCTTAACCAAGATGAGCCTATCAGCTGTTTTAATTGTGAAGCTGAGTTCACCATTGATACACCAGACAATGAGCCTCCTTCGTTCTGTCCATTTTGTGGATCAGAGTTGTTTGAGATAGAAGAGGATGATGATCTCGATGATGATTTGAATATCTTTGATGAGCAATGATTGGATATACAAAGGGGCCCCTTTGTTGGAGCCCCCTTCTGATTGTTATGGATTTGTATACAAGATAACAAACACAACCAATGGCAAACAATACATTGGTAAAAAGTTTTTTTTTGCAAGTAAGTCTCGTCAGATAAAAGGTAAAAAGAAGCGTTATCTGGCTGAGTCAGACTGGAAAAGCTACTTTGGATCTTCCAAATTGCTCTTATCAGACATCGAACTTGTTGGTAGCGATAAATTTGTACGGGAGATACTACATCTCTGTCAGTCCAAAGGTGAGTGTTCCTATTTTGAGGCCAAGTATCAATTTGACCACCAGGTTCTCTCCAATCCCGATCTGTGGTACAATGATTGGATCATTTGTAGAGTTCATAGGAAACATTTAAATGCGAAAAAGCAAAAAACAACAGCAACAGCTACCAATTCCCCCCAATCCAACGGAATGTTGGAGTAAGGATAAGAGAGTATTATACTTCTATGATCGAGTTAACGCAGTGGAACTCTTTCAAAAGGATGAGAACGGTCAAGTACAGCATCTCACTCTCAAACCCACGGACTTTGTAAACTTTACTTGCAGACTTGCATCAGCAGGATTTATTTTAGGATTGGTAAATGAAAAGACAACCTGAACGATATAAAACAAAAACCAATGCCATTCTTAAAAATGTAGTTAATAATGAGAGAATGACATGTGATATTATCAATGAGGAAGTCATTGATGGCAAATTGTTCTATGTGGTCAAGATGAACAACAGATTGCAGAAATTGGCCAAAGATGGATTTTCCATTGTCAAATACAGTTGACTTTTGGATAGTAGTGTGGTAGTATGTCTTTACTAGCTTAGCTAGGTTTATTATGAAAGGAAACAAAATGAATCAAAAACAAAAACTGTTTAACGCCCTCGCCTCTGGTGAGGAACTTACTTCCAAGCAAATTACCTCTCGCTTTGGTATTGCTTCTCCTACTAAGGTAATCAGCATGCTTCGTCTGCAAGATGGCCTCTCCATCTACAGCAACGTTCGTGTTGATACCAAAGGTCGAGTCAAGCATAAGTTCCGTCTTGGTACTCCTTCACGTAAAGTGATTGCAGCTGGCTATCGAGCACTGGCAGAAGGTCTAGTCTAAGAAAAAGGGGACTTCGGTCCCCTTCTTTAATTATGGAAAATACAGAACACGCTTTTACAACACAAGTAGGTAAAGATTGGCTTCTTGGTTTATTGAAAGAAGGTGAAATTGCTCTCTCCTTTACAAAAAAGGACGGTTCTGACCGAACCATGAGGTGTACCTTACAAGATAAGTATATCATCCCATATGAGAAGAAAACCAATAGAGTGAAGACTCAATCCAATGAAACTCTCTCGGTTTGGGATCTTGACAAAAATGAATGGAGATCTTTTCGCTACGACTCTGTGAAGAGAGTTTACTTCACATTGGGCAATGATCAACTTGATATACAATCTGAGGAATAATGATGGCATTTGAGGAAAATGAGATTTCAATTAAGTCTGTAGGTGGTACAGAGTTAGTCAAACGAGGTTTAGCAGAACGTATTAAAGATGAGATTGACCTTGATCAATTCCAAGTAATCTGCTCTCGTGTAAGAGAGATTGACGAATCTAAGATTCGCGTTCTGTGGCTACATGATCTACCAGAAGATCCAGAATCTAAAAAGCTGAAAGATCCTAGTTTCCGAGAGCAGTTCCATAAGATTGTATTTTGTAGTCAATGGCAGTATCAACGATATCAACAAGTACTTGGCATCCCATATGATGAACGCTGTGTAGTGATTGAAAATGGTATCGAACCCATTACTCCTACAGAAAAGTCCAAGGACAAGATCAAATTAGTATACTCATCCACCCCACAACGAGGATTAGCTATTCTCGTTCCAGTATTTGAAGAACTTGCAAAGAGGTATGACAATATCGAGCTCAATGTGTTCTCCAGCTACAAAATCTATGGATGGGATGAGGCTGATCAACGATTTGAGTCTCTATTTGATAAATGTAGAGAACATCCAAATATTGTATATCATGGGTTCAAACCAAACTCTGAGGTCAGAGCATGTCTTCAAGAATCCCACATTCACTCCTATCCTTCTATCTGGCAAGAGACTAGTTGTCTTTCTGTAATTGAAGCAATGTCGGCTGGATTACTTTGTGTACATCCAAACTTTGCTGCACTAACAGATACATCAGGAGGGTTGAATTTCGTCTATCAGGGGAATTCAGACCTCAATAAGCATGCTAAACAGTTCTATCAAGCTCTCTCTCATGCTATTGAAGTAGTCAATACTCCAGAAGTACAGACCTATATTAAATTGGTAAAGACATATGCTGATAGTAGATTCCATTGGACGAAGATTAAGTCCCAATGGGTTGATCTTCTGAAGGGTTTAGAGCTACAATACAAAGATGTTGATTCCAGAAAAATACCCAAACAACAATTCGTGTATCGAGTAGAATAATGATAATTGTAGACCTTAACCAGGTAATGATCTCCAATCTGTTTGCTCAGATTGGTAACCACACCAATGCTGTGTTGGAAGAGGACCTTGTACGTCACATGGTCCTTAACTCTATTCGCAGCATCAAAGTCAAGTTCAAGAAGTATGGAGAGATGATCATTGCTTGTGATGATAAGAACAATTGGCGAAAAGATTTCTTTCCTCCATATAAAGGGAATCGTAAAAAGGACAGAGAGAAGTCAGAACTCAACTGGTCAGAACTATTTGGTGTACTCAACAAGATTAGGGAGGAATTGAAGGAGTATTTTCCCTATAGAGTAATCCAAGTAGATAGAGCGGAGGCAGATGATGTAATTGCGTCATTGGTCCACAAATATGGAGTTTTGTTAAATAACGAGGATACGGAACAAATAATGATTGTTTCTGGCGACAAGGACTTCGTTCAATTGCAACGTTATGCTAACGTTAGTCAGTTTGATCCTGTGAGGAAAAAAGCAATCACCAATCCTGATCCTCAACTCTTCCTTAAGGAATTAGTTCTCAAAGGAGATAGAGGGGATGGTGTTCCCAATGTGTTATCAGATGACAATTCAATTATCAGTGATGAGAGACAGAAACCACTAACCGCTAAGAAATTGCAGCAGTTGGTACTAAATGATCCCTATACTTTCGAAGGGGATCTTAAAAGGAATTACTTCCGCAATTCTACACTGATTGATCTAGATAATGTTCCACAGGACATCAAGGATGGGGTTTATCGGGAATATGATAGACAGTCCAGTAAGACCAGGGATAGATTGTTTAACTATTTCGTTACACATAGACTAAATGCATTGATTGAAGAGATAGGTGACTTTTAATGAGAAAGCTTGGGGTAGCAGAGATTATTCGTAAGGTTACAGAAGAGAAGACTGTAGCTGATCGAGTAAGGGTGTTGCAGGAGTATGCAAACCCAGTACTGGTTCAGATTCTTAAATATGGTCTTGATCCAGCAATTGTATGGGATCTTCCAAAAGGAGCTCCTCCATATAAGAAGAATGAGTATACAGATCAACAATCCAATCTCTATAGAGAGGCAAGGAGATTGTATTTGTTTTTGAAAGATGGTAATCCCAATCTCACTCCTGTGAAGAGGGAAATGTTGTTCATTCAGTTATTGGAGACAATAGATCCAGAAGATGCAGAGATTCTGATCGCAGCAAAGGATAAGAAGTTTCCAAAGTCTATTAACATAAAGATGGTTAACCAAGCGTTTCCAGGACTAATTCCAGAAGGAGAGTAGGAGAAGTGACTACGAAGGATCGTACTAAACAGTACATGCCACCAAACAATTCTCAGACTGATCGAGAAGAGAGTAAGAAGAGTTATCATTTTGTAAAGAGTAGACTAAATAAAAAGTCCAATCGAAGCTTAGACAGAGCATTGAGGTCTAAGGATTGGAATTCATTAGTTAATATAGACGAAAGCTATTAAAGGGCTAAAAATGTTTAAATTTCTCTCTAAGATGTTTGGTTGTGGAAAAGAAGAGCCAAGTATCACAGAAGCTACACCAGTAGAAGTTGTCAAGCAAGCAATTGCTACTCCTCCCATCTCCACACCTCCAGTATCGAAAGCTCCTGCAAAACGGGGTCGTAAGCCTAAAGCACAGTAATGGCAATCTATAGTTTCAGAGACAAGGTCTCTGGTGAAATCACAGAAGTGTCAATGAGGATGTCTGAGAGAGAGCAATATCTTTTAGATCATCCTAACCTAGAGCAAATACATCTTCAAGCTCCCAGTTGTTCTGATCCTGCATCGTTGGGAATCAGGAAGCCAGCAGCAGGGTTTAGGGATTTGGTTTCTCATATCAAGAAGAATAATATTCGCTCGAATATTAAAGTGTAGTGTTCAATCACAATCTCTTAGATTATCATCCTTTAGATGTTCAGCAGATAGACGGTAAAAGGTTTTATCGTACTGCTTCTGGTCGTCTATATCAATCTGTCACCACAGCTCTCTCTAATCTTAATAAATCCAAGTTAGACTCTTGGAAAGAAAAGGTTGGTATCGAGGCTGCAGAATCTATTATGAGGAAGGCATCCAACAGGGGAACGAAGGTTCATGCTCTTTGTGAGCAGTATGTTCTCAATCAATCAGTAGATGGGATGCCTATTCATATGGAGATGTTTAGGCAGATTAAATCGTATCTTGATGCAAATGTAGAGGTAGTAAGGGGAGTGGAGATTCCGTTATATTCTGACAGGTTGCAATTAGCTGGTAGGTGTGATTTGGTAGCAGAAACCAAGCAAGGGTTATCTGTAATCGACTTCAAGACTTCTAGTAGGGAGAAGAGGGAGGAGTGGATTTTAAATTATTATTATCAGGCAACGATATATTCGATGATGGTGGAGGAGTTGTATCAATTGGATGTTAATCATTGTGCTATTGTAATTGCTGTAGAGGATAGTGGTTTGCAGGTATTTGAATTTGACAACAGGCAGTATAGGGATCAGGTGATCAAGTTTGTTGATTCTTTCAAGGAAGAGGGGTATGATTAGGTCAAAGGTGAAAGGGCAGCATATGAATGTTGATCATGTAATAGAGAAGTATGGGATCCCAATGGATCAGACGGTATATCATGCGATATGGAAGGTGGATAGTATATTGGATTCCTCATCTAATATTCAGAAGACGATAGATGATATTATTGATAGTTTTGGAATTGCTACTAGGTTGCAATTGATAGAGGGTAGAATCTTTGTAAAGGGGTTGGTGGAGTATGTGTATTTGTTTAGGGATACGTATAGTCCAGTAGATGCAAATGCATATGGATTGGCAAAGGTAGACAAGGTTCAGAGGGATATGCCATATTTGTTGTCTAGGCCTAGGGTATTGATAGACAAGAGAGCCAAGATCTCTGGAAACAAGAAAGCAAGGATTAAAGATATTATTGATTGCAATCCAACCCTCACAACAGGAGAGCTAACAAAGATCATCACAAAAGACCTAAACATCACCCATGCCAATGCATATTATTATTTGAAGAGAGTGTTTAGGATCTAATCTTTAGGATTAGAATTCTAATCTTCTGGATGAAAGGGATCAATCCCCCTTCCCCTTACCCACCCCTCAGGAACATTATCTTTGAATAACCTCTCCTCACCTGTCAATGGATCATGATACCACTTTAATCCAAGACATGGCTTCCACTTCTTCCTTGCATTACGAATATTCTGCTTACCAATACTATCATGAGGTACATTATGATTTCCCTTCCCCTTCATAGTATTACTGATCTTTTGCTTCACCTCTTCACTCCACTTCCTTCCCTTTCTATAGGCAGAGACTTTACGAGAGATCTTCATCCTACTCTCAGCAGATAATGGAGCCCTCTTCTTCCTTACCTTGTAATCACGCTCCACACGATCAATAGAATAAGAAACCATTAATTGATTAACAACCCCATCCACATTACTATCCTCTCGCACTTGAGTAAGAAGCTCACATGCAGTGAATAACAATTGCTCCCTTAGCTTTAGTATTTCCCGTTGAGGAAGAGAGGAGATGTATAGCATCCTACCAGAGGAAGTGGACAGCATATAGACGAATTTCATAGGGTTTACGAGTGACCAAATAGTAGTTGACAATACAATTATATAGATTGATAATACCATAAAGTAAGATTTGAAAAGGAGTGGAAAATGCCAAAGTTGACGACCCAAAGTTCTTCAAAGTTTAGAGTGACCGATGACAGTTTAGGAAACCACGCTATAGTCGAGCTTTCCTCGGCATATGAGTCAAATATGTCGTTCGAAGAGTTCAGAAGTATGGCAGTGGCTACTGTGGAGAGAGGCACTGGTGGGCAGAAGACTAAGAATCAGATTATCACTGCAATGTATAGGGCAGGAACTTCTAGGAAGGATGTGCTGCAGAAGGCAATCAACTTCATCTTTGGTGGCATGGGACTGCGGGTGTAATAAAAAGTCCTGTACAATCAAGCAGATAGCTTTGAGAAGACCTAGTTGACCTTTTCCATGATCTATGCTAATATGATCAAACTATGAAAACGAAACGAACCATCAAGACTGCAGCTCAACCAACCTATTACTACCTACCCACTCCAAATGGCAAGGGTCTCAGGTCTGTAACTAAGAAGGTGTATGACCAAGTAATTGCTGGGCAGCTAAAGGCTGCAGCGGAGATGGGAATCAAAATTAAGAAAGGACGTAAAGTGAATACTGCATTTGATACTCTGATTGATAACACCAAAGCTCTTGAGGCTGTTGCCAAAGTAGATGCTGTTACTGAGGCTGAGAAGGTTGTTGATGGTAAGCGCCGTGGTGTCGTAACGAAAGCTAAACGCACTGGCACTAAGCTGGATATCGCCATCTCAATCTACCAGTCTACTAACGGAGATCGCAAACAAACGATCGAAGAGATCATGACACGTTGCGGCATGAGCAAAGCAGGTGCAACAACCTACTTCTACAATGCCAAGAAGGCATCTGTATAAAAACCGTCTAGAACCTTCTCTATTCGGTTCAAAATGATTAGGTAAGGGGAGGTTGCGGATCGTGGCGTGTGAATTGAATTGACAAGCATTTAGCCACCTTCTCGCTCCACCTTTAAACGACAGCAAGGCACGTCGGGAGACGTTCCGGAAGGAAATTGTCGGGAGACAAGTTCTGATCCTCTGTGCCCCTACCTCATGAAACCGCGTGCGCGCGCGGTATATTTGCCCCCCGCAAAACACCGTCAAAAAACTCCTGTAAAATCAATCAGATAGAGTTGGCCAAACCTGTTGTTTTTTTCAGAAAAACAGAGATAATGGTTCTCATGATGAAAACAAACACAAAGGCAAAGACAATGGTCAAGTACGCAATCTATCAACTCCCCGAAGATCATGCTAACATCCGCGATCTTTACTTCCTCAATGCTCTCGAAATTCAAGAGATCAGCGATCAGTTCGAAGTAGTGGCTCGTATCGATGCCCGTAGCCTGGATGATGCTTTCCGGATCGGCAATTTCGTCTGTGAAGAGGATGCAACGAAGATCGAAGTGGTTGGCGACATGCGATCGATCTCGACTGGCGACATCATTCATAACCTCGATACGGATGAGACTCATGTGGTGGATCGGTTTGGTT